CATTTTCCTAAAAATAGTTAGGAAAATGAAGGGATGCTCTTGCGAGTGTCCCTTTTTTCGTTTATACTGACTGTAGAAATTGAGAAAAACAGGAGATTAAATTATGTCATACGTTGCTGTTGTCGTGGTAAAGAAAGATGACACTGTTGAAGTCCATGTAGATTCTTCTATCAAAGAAAGCTTCATCACCATGGAAGCATTAGCCGACAAACCCACCACAAAAAACGTCTTCCGTAAAGTTATTAGCACAGAGCTTTTTGTTCACTACAGCTACGGCGGTGAGTTGATTGCAGAAATCAACTATGATCGTGCTGGAATCCCAAAGATTTTTGTTGAAAAGAAAACATAACATATTGCAATTCACTTCTCGTTATGAGATAATGATTTCAAGTTAAGGAAACCACCAAAAAAGGAAAAGCAAAATGGCCTCTTTCACCAAAAAATACAATGTAGAACCTACAGACATTCAACGAGAATCGCTTGGTCGCGCTTGTTTAACATCGGTGGGGTTCTGGGTTAACAGTGAAAAGTGCGACATTTTCATGACAGTTAATCGTGAAGAGGCTAAAGGCGGTATTGCTGCAATATTTGTACGGAAAATAGAAGGTAGCGATTACGAGTTTCCAATGGGAGAAGTTTACATTGGCAAGTTGGGTGGAATACATCGCAACACTTTAATGAGCTAAACCCATTGCAATATAAACCTTAGTGTGAGATAATATATTTGTACTGAGGGATTGATCAATTAGGAGATTGAACATGATAACATTTAAAATTGAAAGAGTTTGGATTCACAAATCAAGTCTTCCTGCAATGTCTAAAGACAGTCGTTTTATTCGAGTTGTTCTCGAAGATGGTAATTTTCTACTGGCTTCATTTATGTGTGACTTGCCAAAATAGGATATTGAAAATGAAAGAATCAAAAATTAAAATCGCTGACTTAAAATCATCTTGTGAGTGTTTTGACGCAATTGATTCGATTAAAGATGACCCAATAAACTCTCTTGGTGGAATCAAAGCTTGGAATTCTGGCGAAAGAACCTACCTCACATTTGCCTCTAAAAATAAAATTGCAGCAATCAATCGCAAGCTTGATAAATTTCTTGACGAAGAGGATGATGTATGAAAGCTTCACAGAAACTAACCATCTGCTTCGAGCAATTAAAAACCGTTCAAAGGTTTGCAGACGTTGACTTGAAACTATTGCCCCTTATCGCTAAGTTGGAAGCAGAGGGTGACTTGTTTGGGCCTGCATTTGTCGTTATATACGCCCCTGAGCCTATTTGTGTGAGTGCATCTTACTTTGGTAAAGCAAGAGGCCCAAGCAAACCAAAACTGTTTGGATATGACGAAAACGAATTAATGAAAAAGCAATATTAGTTGTTGACGCAGGGGCGCGCTTGCTTTATACTGATTGTAGAAATTGAGAAAAACTTAGGAGATTGATTATGAAACCTGTAGATGCGACACATAAAGGATCACTGAGCGAGTTTTACTTTAAAGAGTCTGATGGTGGTGTTTATTTATGGACTAGCAAAAAATGGATTAAGCTTTCACTGCCTACATTAATAGGGAATACCAACATTCTTCCCATAAAGACTCAATAATATCTTGCAATAAGCTCTCACTATGGTCATACTGTTTGTGTAGTGAGAGTGAAACAAATTAGGAGATTAAATAATGAAGAAACTTAGCCCAAAAGAAATTGCTCTAAAAATTAAATTAACCTGCTATGATCTTGGCTGGACATATGAAGCCAGAGCAACCATTCTTGTCATCCGCAAAAGCTTTGATAAAACAACAGAATCCTTTGTAATAGCAGACAGCGAGTACTACGGCATTTTAGGCTTGATACCCACAACAAGTGCTGGTAGTATTTGGGGTACTGATGGTGGTGGTGTAGGAGCCCTAGCAGCTATTGAGTCTGGTGTTTTTGAGATGAAGAAATCAGGATGCAGCAAAAGAGTTCTAAACGCACTTAAAAAGATGGATACAATATAATGAAAATTTCTGACATAGACAATGCAACAAAAGTAATAAGAATTCTTCAAAATACTCGCTACCAACTTAAACAAATGCGAAATTTAAGAATCGAACAAGATTCCACCAATCATATATTCAATATGGGCAACAAAATTACATCTGATCAGGGATTTGGTGTTGTTCCTAATGAATTGTATCTATCTGGTGTGTATGTTACCAACGAGATCAAGAATCTAACAATTGAAGTTCTTGAGGATCAAGAAATTAAGCTGATGGACTATTTGGAATCTATTGGTGTTGAGATGTACGGCGAAAATAAACTTGACTGAGATGTAGACGCAGACCACACCTTTTGATATACTATTTGTGTTGACTGATTTCCAATTGAACGAAAGGAACTACATTATGAACGCTGAAATGAACTACGCCGTTATCTTTGTTAATTCTGCTCACACCTACAACCACATCAATACCAGAATTGATATGTCTTCAAAGGAAGACCTCGAAAGTGTTAATTCTGGTAATCTTCCTTATACCAGTAGCTTTGACTCTATTTCTGGTTCTGTTGTCTTTAACGCTCAATACAACGCAACTGGTGATAATTTCAGAAAGCCTTACGGGTTTGAACCAGTCTTGGATGGAATGAGTAATTTTGAGCTACGCAAAGCCGAAAGAGCTTTAAAACTGCTTCGCAAAGTCTCTAAGAAATATGACGCACTGCGAAACGAATCACGCAATTACGATTTCATCCCCTCGCTTGTCGCCTTTCTAAAATCTGCTTCTATCAAGCGTGTGTTCATTCGGTACGAAAATGCAAACGGGTTTGTGAATCTGGGTCTTGAAGAAGCTATTTACGAACTGACCAAGATTGATCAGAAATTTCAAAACGGGAACGTGTAAAGATGAAAAAATACGTTTGGTTGAATCTGGACACAGGAGAATTCTCAAATTCTTGGGATGAGAAAATGCACAAGGACACATTCGAATATGATTCTGATTACGAATATATTACCACCAACAATTTGAGAACAAAGCTTATTTGTTATGAATGCCCGAACGACGAAAATTTTGAATTCTGTAATTTAATGAGGCTAAAATGAAAAATAAAAGTTTGTTTGTGTTGCGCTCAAAAATTGCACCATGTTACGCAAGGGTCGATCCAACAAGTGGTGGATACCCAAGTAATGAGCAATACCCATGGAAAGCTACGCAATGGAACATAGACAATCTTTATGACATTTATAGTTATATAAAAACCTTTCCTGATTATGAGCTTGTTGAAGTAGAAATTAAATGTTCTGTTGTTCGAGTTTATGATATACTGCCAGTAAGCTCTTTAAAGTTGGTTGAAAGAGGTAATCACGTATGACTGTTAAATTCACACAACGAAGAGTTGATCAATCAGAAACTTTCTATGTAGCGTATTTCGAGGACTTTGAAGAATTTCTCTGGTTTCATTCTGCATCATTTTCAAGATGTGATACAAAACACATTTCAAATACACTTTATGAGCAAGGGTCTTTTCTTCTTATTGATGATGAATCACAAATAGAATATTTAATTGAGGATAATGTATGAATATTAAGCGCGAATTAGATACAATTTACGAACTTGATGAAAACGATACTAACAAATGGTCTTTTAACATTCAGGCTGGTTATGGAAAAAATAGTCGCCAACCTCAATCAGTAATTGACAAGGTAGCTACACTAATGGAGAATGCAGAGAATCTTAGAGTTGCACTGACTGCGGCTATGGATTATATTAATGAGAGTCCTTGTGATCCAGACATTACAGAATCACAATTTGCGGCAAACAAAATCATGATAAATTTGAATGTAGAAGAACTTTTAAACAAACTAAAATAGGAAAGATTAGAATGGATATGAAAACGTATTTGAAAGAATCAGAACGCACAGCACCAAAATTAGAAGAAGGTCTTGAAATCAATGATTCTGTTTTGGAGGCTCTTCGATTCACAATTTCACAAGTAATCGCAGCCGGTAGTCCACTAGATGATTTGAAAAAGCATGTCTATTACAAAAAACCTTTTTCTTGGATTGATCCAATCAACGAAATTTCAGAAGGAAAACTTGTGCTGCCAAAATACGACGCTGATATTGTTCATGCTGTGGTAGGAATCGCTACTGAGGCTGTGGAGCTACTGGAAGCCCTGTATAAGCGTCTTTCTGGTGAAGAGGTGGATGTGGTCAACCTAGTAGAAGAAACCGGGGACAGCCTCTGGTATCAGGCTATGTTGCTACGCACACTTAACACAGACTTCGAACAAGCCGCTGCAATTAACATTGATAAATTGTACAAGCGGTTTCCTCACAAGTTTGAAGATGACAAGGCTATCTTTCGCGATGTAAAAGCTGAAAGGAACCTTCTAGAGAAAAGGATTAATCGAAATGACGAAAAATTGGAATCTAAGATCATTACCTGATAAGATACTTGTCAATAACACATTCTACCTGTCACCAAGAGAAAAAATGGATTCTGATAAGTTCCAGAACAGGCATTCAAAGTGTAATGCCAATTATACATTTTTGTTTTCTTGTAGTAGTGGTATAGGGATAAATGTTCTTGTTGAATGTGTGGGTTGTGGGAGCATTAAAGATATAACGGATACTAACTACTGGTAAAGGAAAAAAAAAATGGTAATTATTTACGGAACTCCAAACTGCTCATTCTGTACAAAAGCAAAAAAACTTTGTGAAGATAAAGGCTTGCCTTACAGCTACAAAACAGTTAATGTAGAAGTCACAGTAGAACAACTTACCGAAATGGTGGGTTCTCCTGTAAAGACTGTGCCACAAATTTTTATGTCCAGTGACGGGTTCACTGAGTACGTTGGTGGGTTTTATCAACTACAGACTAAAATTAAAAACATGACTATGTGAGAAAAACATGAAAACTTACCTATTGCCTATTGAAGCAGAAGAGTGTATAAATGGTAGCGGAACCATCGAATACAAAATACGTGATAGTGATTCACTGATGGTTTCTTTAAATGGTAGTTATATTAATCTTAATAAAAACTTAATGATAATTACAACAGATGAAGAAAATCAACTACCGGAAGTTTTTGTTAGTAATGTTATTGCTATTAGAAGAGGATATTCTCAACTTGAAAACAAATTCATTATTGATTTGTTTGGCAAGCTTGGTTGTAAATTTAATTCTGTAGTTCATCAGGACATAAAAGACGGGTCTAATGTTGCTCAATATATCTATGGTCAAATAAAAACCGGTGAGTTGTTTCACACAGGATCAATACGAGATGTTGGAAAATTTGTAAACGATCATGAGCGTGTTAAAGTGCAAGAAGTTGATCTTCTCGATTTGATGGGAATGGTACAAGAAAAAGAAATTGAGGAAAATAAAGTATGAGTCTAGTAGACGAAAAATTAAAAGATATGTATCTTCACATTATTGAAGAGGGAGAAAGCAAAAGCACTAGAACAGGCAACGTAATTAGTGTATGGGATAAGAGGCTAGAATTTGATCTTTCAAAAGAATTTCCGGCTGTCACCAATAAAAAATTTGCTATGAACTCTTGTTTTGGTGAGCTTCTTTACTTTCTATCGGGTTCGACATCTCTTGAAGTTCTAAAGCATTATACGTTCAACGATCAAAATTCAGACAAGTGGACTATTTGGACAGATGACGCCGAGCGATGGGGTGGTAAAGGAAATATTGTTCTAGGGAATCTATATTCTCATCAATGGAGAAGCTACGGCTCCGATTACAATATGAACACACCGACAAAACCGGTTGATCAAATTAAAAACTTGATTGATAGATTAAAAAGCGAACCTGATCGACGCGATCATATTGTCATGGCATGGAATCCATACGAAATTGAAAACGGTTTGATGGCTTTGAAACCTTGTCATCTTGGATTTCAGTGTTATGTCAATCAAGAAACGGGAAAGCTTAATTTAAAATTTTGGCAACGGTCTGTTGATTCGTTTTTAGGGCTACCCTTTAATATTGCATCATACGCTTTATTAACTCATCTTCTGGCAAAGTGGACAGGGTATGAAGTCGGAACTCTGTCGTGTGACTTGGGCGACGTGCATGTGTATCAAAACCACATAGATTCAATCTTTCAATTTATTAACAATCAAACTCACACAGGACCAACCATTGAACTACCAAAAGGAACGGAGACACTAGAGAGTACATTGGAATTGACAGCATTAGATTTTAAGGAATGCCTAAAAAATTATACCCATAGTGGAGTTATTAAAGCACCTCTAAGTGTTGGTTAAGAAAAATAACTAGCATTTCAAGACTTTTACTTGACTAAAAATCCTCATTATGAGAAGATATTCTTGTAGTGGGGTTTTTTAGTTTATAGGATATTAAATATGACAATTATTAGCCGCGAAGAAATGCCTTATCGTAAAATTGAAATTGACTTAACTGGTTCAGATGGTAACGCTTTTGTGTTACTTGGTTATGGGAAACGTCTTGCCAAAGACCTTGAATACGACTATGAACCGATTCGTGAAAAAATGATGAGTGGTGATTACGATAACCTAATTAAAGTATTTGATGAATACTTTGGTGATCTAGTAATCATGTACAAATAAATTCGGAGATTATATTATGAACTTTCTATATACAAATCTGACTTATGAAGAAATGATTCGTGAAGCAGAACACACAGACAACGCCTTAGCTTTTGCAATTTCAGAATGCGCCGTGGAATTCGTAAGAGAAGAACTTGAAAGTGAATATGATGAAAGTGAAAAAATTGATAACGGCGAGGTAATTTCAAAAAAAGGTGTCGCAGAAGTTTGTCGGTTCTTGTACACACAAGCAACTTGGGAAAAAGAAGAATCTCGGTCTGAATGGTATGTTGATGAATTTCACAGTGATTTCAATCCTGCACACAACCACATAGGAGTTGTTAAAGAAAATAGTGGGTACAAAGCCTTTGTTAAATATGGGCCATGCGGGGAAGAAGACCTAGATCAGTACGTGGACACACTCAAGCGAGCAAAGGTTGTGGCTATCGAGCTTGCTGTTACTGCCGCTGGTGATGGTCTTCTTCTACAATAGGAAAGGAAAAGTATGAATATTAAAGATTATTATCACAAAATAGAATACAGATGCCCCGTTACTAAAGAAAAAGTAAAAAATGCTGATGTTCTACATGGAAGTGGTATCTGCTTTTCTTGTTTAGGTGGCAAAGAGGGATCATATGATCATTTTGACAAACTCTTAGTTCGGTATTATAAATTGTCATTCTGGGAAAAGTTAAGCTGTAAGGAAGAAATTAGTTCTATTGTAAGAGTGATTAATAAGGGCATTATAAAGGTTTATCTATGAAAGTAGTTTCCGCAATAGACACTAAAAATCCAAAAAATTCTTCCTACAAAGAAACGGATATAATTATGGTAATCAAACGCCATAATTATACATTCTGTGTGACTCGATCTTATAATCCGCTAATGAGTTGTTACATGTTGTGTGAGTACAAAACAGGTCGGGAATTGAGTGCGTTTGGTCTTCCTTTAAACATGTTGGATTCTGATGTTGATCGTGTTGTAGAAAGGGCTAACGAGTACCTTGATAAGATAACACCAGACTTTATGAAAGAGTACCTAGCTCGATTTCCTGTGATGAACGAAGATATACCCGATGAAACTGAATCGCCTGATTACGCTGATGTTAAGATAAAACAAAGACTGAAAGAGAAAAAAGAAAAAGCCATCATGGATAAATCTATTTCAAATCCTAAAAAGAAAAAAGTGGTAGAGAAAGAAAAAGTATCTGCTGTCAAGAAAAAACGTGGAAGACCTAAGAAGGTTGTAGAAAAAGATAATACATTATTCTAACGAAAAAAAAAGGAACCAACTGGTTCCTTTTTTTCTCTTTCTTTTCTACTTTTGCATTTTCCATGCTTCTGATTTTGAGCCTTTCTGCCATCTAGCAAGCGGAAGAAACAGACACATTTCCCAAGATTGTGATGGTATTTCTACAAACTTTGATCTAACTTGATCCATTCTGTATTCTTTAACAGCGTGTTTAAAATATTTGCTTTGTGCAAGTGTTGATATAATTTTCCATGAAATGTTAAGCTTTGTTGACTTAACAAATCTATCTCTACTTTTAAAGCGCAAAAGCGCACGAAAAGCCGCCATTCTTAAAATAGGACTCAGATAGTGAAAATTAATTCCAACAAAATTCTCGGAACCACTTTTTGTTTTATACGCTCTGAATGGAATTATAAGAGGGTATCTATCCCACACCGGTAATGTGTCTCTATTTAAAGCTGAATATTCAAAAAAATGCATTTTTCCTAATGTCAATCTATCCGTAAATAATTTTTGATCACGAAACATTCTGGATGTTTGCACATTACTAAAATTTCTTGCGATTCTTTTTCTGAACCAGTCCATGCTTTTTTTAATGTTTCTTTTAGACTTCGGGCCTTGGCTTTCAAAGAAAGATTTTTCAAGAACTTGTAATAATTTTAGTTCGGTGCCTGTTGTATTTTTATATTCTGCATTTTCTGCCATGACAGTCCTGTGTTGCGTTATAAATAACAGTATAGTCTAATTATCTATTTATGGTTATTAAAATATGGCTTCGTTAAACGAATCAATAAAGCACATAACAAAACATGGTTTAGCCAGAACCAACAGGTTCAATGTTATCATAAGCCTGCCAGAGATACTACAGGCAATTTTGAATGAGAAAAAATCTGATGAAGATGAATTTGGGAGTTTTCTTCAGCCTCTAATCGGTTCTGTTGGTATTAATTTAATTAAAAGTTATCTGGGTTCGGGTACAGAGATTGTTCGTGGGTTGGATATAATGTGTGAATCAGCACAATTTCCATCAAAGGCTTTGGCTGTATCAGAAACTAAATACAATTCTGATTATTTCAGTGCTGCTCATGATATTACTTATACCCCTGTTGAATTTACATTCGTTGTGTCAAGAGATTTTTTAGAAAAAAACATTATTGATAAATGGATGAATATAATTATTAATCCCGATACACACGAAATTTCTTATTTTAATACTTATGTCTCGCCTAGTATTGAAATCCAACAACTAAATGAGCTTGACCAAGTAACCCATAAAGTAATTATTAAAGACGCATTTCCAATTGACATAAGCACTATGCAGCTTTCAAATGAAAGCAATGACGAATATCACAAAATCAGTGTTACTTTTGCTTATAGAAGATGGACAACCGACACAACCACACAACCGTCTGGTGTGGGCTCACTAGCACAAACGCCTTTGGGGCCATTCACTACCCCCATACTTTCTAATCCAGCGGTACAGCGTGGTATAGACTTTGTAGAGACTCAGTTTTTAGGTGGTGCTAGTTTGGAAGGCGAAGCTGTGAATATATACAATCAGATTGATGATGTTGTTAAAAACACAACAGGTCAATCTACGAACAAATCAGCATCACTTTTAAATGGAATCAAAGCCAATCTCGATCTAAGCAACGTAATTAGCAACGATCAGAAGTCTCAGTTAATTGGCTTGATTGACGGAACACTCAGCAAATTAGGATAAAGTAAAATGGCATTGCCTAAAATTAAACACCCGAAGTACACACACTATTTGGTAGGTTTGAATAAAAAAGTTTCTTATCGTCCATTTACAAATGCCGAACAAAAAATTCTTCTACTAGCCAAACAAGAAGAAAAAAATACAAGCAGAATAATTGAAGCTGTGATGCAAATTTTGCATAATTGTATTCTTGATGATATCGACATTGATAATCTTAGTTCATTTGACATGGAAGATATTTTCCTTAGAATTCGTTCTAAGTCTGTTGGTGAGATTATTAAACCAAGATTTAGTTATAAGTATGTTGATGAAAAAGGTCTTGAGAAAACAGATTTTATTAATGTTGAAATAAACATTGATGATATCAAGGTTGTAGTTGAAGAAAAAGTAGATGATAGAATTGTCATTGATAAAGAATCACAGCTTGGTGTTAAACTTAGGCACCCAACCTTAAAAATTATTCGGGAAATGAAAGACACAAAAGACGACATTGAGCTTATTTCAAAGTGTATTGTGTGTGTCTTTGATGCAGAAAATGTATACAACAGAGAAGACATTAGTGACGAAGAAATGATTAGTTTTGTTGATGACATTGATATGCTAAATATGAAAGCGATAAACAAATTCTTTGCAAGCATTCCCCGCATAGAATACAAAGTAGATGTGGTTCTTCCTAAGTTAGACAATAAAAAAGAGACTATTACTTTTAAAGGCATTAATGATTTTTTTATCTAATGGTTTGTCATGAGTCAGTTGAAAGTTATTATACAAACAACTTTAGTATATTATTTCATCCAAACCACAACTTCAAAGTTTCTAACAATTTCACGCTTGATGATCTTGAAAACATGTTACCTTATGAAAGAGAAATTTATCTTTCAATGGCACAAAATCTAATAAAAGAAATAGAGGCAGGTTAAAATGGCATCCGCAGACAGTATGATAAAAGCACTTTCTCAAAGAAGTCAGATGAAAAGATCAATGGATTTGCGGGCTGCGGATTCCGATGAAGATGTTAAAGCCATCGTTAAAAAAATGGTTGAGGCTGCTATTGTTGCTCAGGCAGCTAACAAACCAAAATTAATGTTAAGAAGTATTGAAGAACTTAATCAGACTGTTAAAGATTTAATAAATCAGGTCATTTCTGTTAGTGAAAAAACCAAAAAAAATCTGGTTAGAAAGCTGACAAATTTAAGCGATGATTTAAAAAAAGCAGTTGAGGCTGGAAGTAGAGGTGCCTCTGGTGGTGGTGGTCTAGCAAACATTCTTCCAAGCTTTGACAATATAACTTCTGCTATTATGACCGCTAACCCTGTGTTGGGTTATAGTGCCAGATTATTACAAACTGTTGGAGAGGGAGCAAGTAATAGAAAGTCAAGAAAATTACAAAGATCACAATCAGCAAGAGATGGGGAAGTTACAGCGGATGATATCCTCAACGATGAAGATGAAACGTCTTCTGGTGGTGGTGGCTCTGGTGTTATTAGTGAAAGCGAAAAGTATTTAGAAAGTATACTTGATCAGCTTGTTACTCTTAATTCTATTTGGGGTGATGGAACTACAGAAACAAACAACAAATTATCTGACCTTGTTAGGGTCGAGGAAGAAGTTAAAGAAGAGCAAAGACTTCTAAGAGAACAAAATGAATTTGATAGCATAGAAGAACAAAGACGAAGAGATGCTGTTGATGAAAACGGTAGCGGGCCTTCGCCTACAGGAAACCCACAAGACGACTCACTTTTAAACAGCATTCTTGGTGGTGGTGTAGGTGGTGCTATTATGGCGGCTGTGACGGGCATAGCAAGCTTTTTTGGTCCTATCCTTGCCGCTAGTACCAGTATCGCTGGACTAGCTGCTAAGGTCGCCATAATCCCTGCTGTGATATACGCAATATATGAATTTATTGAAGGGTTTTTTAACGCTGGTGAGATTTTGGGAATTGGAGAAGACGAAGTAACAATAAGCGACAGAATTGCTGCGGGTGTGGGTTCTGTTGTCGATGGGTTCTTGCGTATGATTAATTCCATTGTGTCTACAGTGTTGGGATTTTTTGGTATAGATACTAACTTTATGCCAGAGAATTCGAAACAAATAATTTCTAATAGCATAAAAGAAATTTTTGATTTTTACAAAGGTGTATTTAATGATATATTATCCTTGTTTGGATTCGGTCCAGACCAAGAGCAATCTTTGTTGGATGGTGTAAAAGGAATTGCAAAAAGTGTTCTTAGTATTCCTTTAGCTTTATTTAATGTAGTGACGGGATTGTTCGGAGTTGATGAACTAACTATAGAGGATATTGAAAAAAAAGTTAAAGAGGGGATAGATAACTTAATATCAACAGTCTCTAATTTTTTTAAGGATATATTTGATTCATCTATAAACTTTGTGAAAGAGAACATTCCTACATTTTCAGACTTTAAATCATTCCTTGGGTTTGAAGATGATAAAGAAAAAGGATTTATTGGTTCTCAAGAAATTGCAAAGAGAAGCATGGATCAAATAAGTGGAGTAAAAGATACATCTGATAAATATTTACAAGCTGAATTTGATAGAAGATTTGGATTTGGTGATTCAGGAAGTGCCAAGACTTCGGAAACTTTTAGCATGACAAATAAAGGAATGAATTCTACAAAACAAAATCAACAAAAACAATCATCTGCGGCTATTGTAAATGCGCCTTCTAATACAAATGTTAACAACACAATAGTAGAAGGCGGTGGTGGTAATACAGCTAACCCAGATTCAAATTTCCGCAACAAAAGCTACGCAGATTACTCAAGGGCGTACAATCACTAGAGTGAAAAGAGGGGGTTAGCGCCCCTTCTGATCTTTCATTTCATGATTAAAGAATTCATCCTCAAACTGAATATGATACTTACTTTTAACAATAAATTCTAAAAGAAGTGTTAGGTGCACAGACCCAGTGTAATCATCTGTGTTTTCAAGACTTGGTATATTAATATTCATACCCACTTGATCATCTTCTACATCTTCAAATACAACTGAGCATTTTGACATAATTTCAATCCTCGTTAATGACTTCTAATGTGTGAACAAAAGCATTTTTCTGTTCAACGACTCTATCATAACCATCTGCTTTAGTCTTGTCATTTCTGAACTTAACCAAACGCGGTAAAAACAAGCTCATTGTATCGGGTCTTGTTTCACTTGCAATGATGTCGTTAGATTTAATTTCACAAATTTTTCTTAGATAAAGTTCTTGATTTTCCCAGATTGACTTTCTGAGTTCGTCAGTTAGTCCAGTACCTACATTAACTACGAGCCTACTATCTAGACTTTCACAAATCAAGGAACCGAGAACTTCATCCCATTCACCTAACGTTTTTCCTTGGTTGAATCCTGTAATGATAAGATCACAGGTAAATTCTGTTTTGATCTTTACCTGATTTTTTGATTCACCGTCTTTCCACAACATAGATTGATTCTTAATAACTGTACCTTCAAGACCATCTTTAATGTTTTCCATGAAATGTTCGATAACTTCATTAACAGTGTTCACAATACGGGAGTCGATGAGTCTAACTTGGTCTGTGTGCTCTCTCAGATCATCTACAATAGCTTTTAGCCTATTAAACCTATCGACGTAAGGGGTGTTGCAAATACCTTCTTTAAAGTCTTTGTATGGAACCACATCCCATAGTACGTGAAGCAACCTTTCAGGGTCAACTAAGCTAGAATTCAAATACCCATTTCCTTTTTGACGAGGCATTAACTTTTGACGCGCTGATGTTTCATAGACAAGAATTTCTCCCATGAGAACACATCTATAAGGCAAGTCTAAATTAAGAAAATTTGATTGTAGATTATCTGAAAAGTGGTGATTATTGATAGCACCATTGCGTGAACGAGCTTCAAATTGTTTAGATTTTGGATAGATGATAATGTCTTCGTATTCCCCGTCTTCTTTAGTTTGTGAAATACAAGGGAATCTAATATTCTTCAAGTTTTTTTCGCTAAAAGAAGATGCCCGCATATAGGGATGTACATAGATCAGATCAGACCAGACCTTATTAATTGTCTTTGCAGACGCACCACATTTAAGATCACGATTTAACACACATTTAAAGACATAAGCATCATCATCAGACAACCCATTAAATGTTTCTTGTATAATTTTATGCGCTGCATTGCCAGTAAAGATACGCTTAGCAATTTGAAAATCTAAAACATCAAGAGCTTTAGATAAGCTATTGGTCTTTGGTTTATCTTCAAAAAGAGTATCTATGATTACAGGTTTATTTGGTAGGTCAACATCTTTAACTCCAAATGTAATTGATGGAGAATAAGTCAACCAAGCAACACGCTTGAACAAAGTTTCTTCTATTGATTCTTTTGAATTGCAGCCATCTGTAAGGCTTTCTTCATCATGGTAGGTTTTTAAGTCTTCGAGTATGGCGACTTTTTCAGTTCGCTTGGGTGTAACTTGCAGTTTTTTAATAATTTGATAAATTGTCATTGCGTTTCCTTTCCAGTGTGAATACAAAGTATATTCTACCACAATTTAAAAAGGATGTGCAACAAGAATAACATATTTGTGCGGAATGTACATTGATACGCACTTTTCAGAGTATTTCCAAAAAGTGCGTATCGTGAGGGGTTAAACTTCTTCTTCGGCTAACAAGAACGCTTTGCAGATTCCAGATCGTACAATATCCTTTGGAGTATATCGCACAATGTCAATACAGGATGACGGCATTTTATCAATAACTTTCAAAAACTGTTCCAGTCCAGATACGTCAGTTTTTTTATGTAGGTCATTTTGTTTTGTGTCGCCACAAAAAATAATCTTTGAACGGATACCGACACGAGTAATCAGTGTTGACAATTCAAGATAAGTCATAGACTGACACTCATCAACAAGTAGAATTGTATCGTTAAACGTAGTTCCTCGCAAGAACGATGTGTTATGAAAATCAATGTAACCAGAAGCTTTTAAGTTATCATAGTTATTGGTTTTGAATTTCATAGCCTCATCACACAGTGCTTTGTATGGAGCTTCATACGCCTGATCTTTTTCAGCTTGATCACCGGGCAAAAACCCAATATCCCTGCCCTGAACGGCGCTTCGGAAAATCGCAATTTTGTCGTAAGGCGTTGCACTATTAAAAACGTCTGCTAATGCACAATACATGGCTGTAAAAGACTTTCCAGTGCCAGCACTTCCCAATTGCAGAATAATTTCTGTATCTCTGAAATGGCTATCCATGTATTGCTGTTGCGGATAGGTTGGATTATCGGGGAATGCTGCAAGATCATGCTGTGTTAACTTTTTACCAGCGTAGGTCTTATGTGCTTCTGGGGAACTACCTTCTACAACTTTTAATCTACTTGGCTTTTTGCTCATTGCTTTAGCACCTTATTGTTTAAATAATTTTTAATGCTGAGTCATAACAAAAAAAAAGCTCAGACCACTTTGGTAAGCGGAATGGGCTTTTGGAAAATTTAGAGAGCGTCTTGAAACCAGTTATTTTTCATTATTGTTCCCACCATAGAGTTCAATTCTATTTATGCCGTTAACGAATCTGATCTGTAATATTTCTTTGTGCTACACTACCTTCCGGTAAAGTCTTGCTAATATCTTTTAGCCGGTCGTTAAAATTAAGTGTGGTTTTCATTGTTCCTTGATAACTCATCTTTGTCGGTTGAATTTGTATATACAAAGAAAAAGAACCACAAGACTTGCAAGGAACTTCGCATGGCTTATTTCTGGCTTCCATAGGAAGTGTTTCTTCTTTTGTAATCTGACACGTTTTGCACTTGTAAATGTAAGTTGGCATTGATTATATTCCTGAGATTATCGACTTTAACTTAGCCTCTACACTATATATAACTATTTAAGCAACTTTTGAATCAAATAATACTTTTTGCATAATAGGTGCGTAATGACGAACGATGTCGTGTGGCGATTTATTAAATTGAATCTCTGGCAATATTTTAAGATTCTCAACTACACCAGACTTCATGACACGCACCGATTTAATTTCACCGTAAGAGATTTCAACAACAACCATTTTCCGTGTTGTGTCATTTCCTTTTGTTGAAAAGAATACATTTTCTTTGTCGTACTGAGCAACGTATTCAATACTATCAACAGTAATAAAAGTTACTTTCACTTAATTATTTTCCTTTCTTTATGTTATATTCTGGAGTTTTTTACATTTTAGTGTCTGTATGTATTATAGATTTGAATTTATAATACATACAGACCAACGCAAAATTATTTATTAAGAAATAAGTTCCTCTAGTCCTTTCAGTTCTTCCGCTTCTTTTTTACTAATTTCTACCCCTGCAATAAGTCGGTCGTTTAATTCATCCGATGTCAAGTACATATCTTTACCATTTAGAATATCTTTAACTTCTTTTTTGGTAAAGTATGGACGATAAAGCTCCATACAAATTTTCTTTATCAATGCACTTGTTGCTTCCGCCGCTTTCAAATTTTCAGAAAACTTTCCACCAATAATAGTAGAGCCATCATGAAACATAGCGTGAGCAAAAGGATAAACCACAAAAGAACTTCCTGCAAAGAAAATCAGTGTTCCTGCACTAGCAATTTGTCCATCTGCATGACATACAATTTGTGCTTTTGACCGAATCATTGCGTGGACGATTGAGATAGTAGATTCAAGTGAGCCTCCGCCAGTGTTAATGTAAAGATTAATTACATCATTTTCTTCTGCCGTATCCATTACTGTGATCATATCAACGTATGATCCGATATCAGAGACAATTTCTCCATAGATATAAAAGTTGTACATTGAAGATATTGGGTAAGCTCTTTGTTCAACTGGATTTACTCCACCGTTAATCATAACCGATTCTAACTTTCTCATACATTACCTCTCCATTTGCCGTCTTTAATTGTAATGATTGTTCTCTTGCTATTTGGGTACGTTATAATACAGCTTTGTGACCAACTTGAACCACCTATGTTATATCCCATATCTAGATTAGCCATTACACCAGCGTAATACACACCATCCTTAATTGTCGCTGTATGGGTGTGTCCTACGTTGTGACGACTTCCTAACCTTTGAAATACGGCTACCCCGCCTCTACTACCATTGGCCCCGTTGTGGCCGTGTTGACCGCATTCAATGCCATTTCCATCTTCGTCACAGATACGGAAAGACTCATCTGTTTTCAAAAACCTAACGTGGTCTAATTCTTTTGAATTGTTTTTGACAGCCCACTCAAAGACAGAAAACCCAAAGTCCCCTTCTTCAATTGTCTTATATTTCTTTAGCTGGCATTCAAGGAAGAAGATAGCGTTTTCTGGATCAATTTTGTAATCAGCATTCTTCAACCATCGCTCAAGTGCTAAATCATGATTTGATTCGACCACAACAGTTTGACAAAAACACCTTTCCATAGATTCAAGTGTTGAAATAACGGCAAAAATATCATTCCTCACTGAGTCATTTCCATGAACATGCGTCTTAAACCTGAAATACGGATCGCCGATGCTGTGGTGATTCCTAGAGGTAAAATCTGCAAGATCGTTTGCAAACTGAACCTTCGGGCGTAGTGTATCTATCATGCTGTTTGGATTTCTACCAAACGCCAGATCATACACTTCAACATCTTTCTTTTCAGAGTGAAGATCACCCCAATTAATAGCTTCTACATAATCAGAAATATACAAACCGCCATTGGGTGTATAATACCTGTCTAGATCATAAAAACATCCTGTACTTGTTTCTGCATTTAACTGGCGAACAAAGTGCGTACCTTCACTATCAACTTCAATTAAAAGTGCACTAAAAGCATGATGAAATTCTGCTTTTTGTCCAGCTTTCTTTTGAATATAATTTCTTTTTGTCACCGCACCTGTTGTATACATAATCTTTACAGGAAGCGATTTGTGGGTTGGAATTGATTCAAGCTGCAATTTAGCATGAGGCACAATAGCAGAGGCTGATCTAGTGTAACTGTGAAGCCCGCTAAGAGGGTTTGCGGCTGTAGGTAGTATGTTGAGTTCCCCACACCACATAAGGTCGTCAGAGAGCATCACAGGCTTGTCTAGGATGTACTTCTTAATCCGAGGATCATACCACACCTCTTCTGAGTCAGTTCCTTTTTGAAGGTTCTGAAATCCTGATGTGTTGTATGTAAATGTCCCACATAAAATTCTAGCATTTCTTTGTAACGCCAACCCCTCAAGACTGTCCATAAACTTGTTATGTACAAACGTGTTGTTCTGAGCAGAAATAGCGATATAAACGCCTTCTCCCAAAACTTCAATGTCCTCGTGCAGTGCCGACAACTTACCAGATGCTACAGGTTTTTGGCTGTATTTTTCCCACCATTTAGTGTATGTCTTCTTCAAAACGAAGTCATTGAGTGTTGATCTTGCAATTCCTGTTAGTTGACTAATTTGCCTCGTTGAAAGATTATCGTGTTTATACCTTAAAATTTCTAACTTGACATTATCATCTTCTAGTAATGCTGCCATTTTAAACCTTTTTCCATTTGTTGAATTCTAATCTCGCCATCAAACCTTTAAATGTTCTTTTGCGTATGACTCCCATGAGTAGTTTTTGTGAAATTCCAGACTGTATCATATCATTTATATCTTGTTTTTTGTCTGTTGAATTCGGCCATATAACTACGGATCGCCCTTGATCTATTGCGCTTTCAATGAGCTTTACAATTTGCTCATTCCTTGATTCGTTGTCAAAGATTAAAACATTTGCATCCGATCTCGTTAAGTTAGCATCGCACGTTGCAACACAGTTTTCTACGAACAAAGAGTCAAGTGGTCCCTCAACGCAATAAGTTGTTTTGGTCTTGTCTAAATTTTCCAGCCCGTATATTTTTGTCACTTCGTCATGTGTTTTGATGGTTATATATTTCATCTTAGAATTCTTTAAAGCTCTGCCTTGAATCAATTTTATATTACCAGACTCGTCATAAAAAGGTATCACAATCCTTGGTTCATTTTCAAGCAAATTCTTAGACGAACTTTTGCTCAACTGCATACAAACAGATTTAAAATCGTCTGTGTACAAGAGCCTTTCAATCTGAGCTTTTTTAAATCCTCTTCCACATAAATAGGTTATAGCTGGGTGATTGTCAGGCAAGGTAGCACAATTAATCGTGTTATTCAAGCAAGTTAGCAACTTTTCTTCTTTTTTGTTGATAAGCTTATTTATTGGCTTTTCAACGGGGTTTTTTTTCTTTTTCGTTGTAAAGCTATGAAGCAGGGTTTCTTTTTTGTATTCTTCAAATCTTTGCGGTGAGTAGTCAAAGACAAAGTTATAGAATGATCGGGAGTAGTTGCAGTTTTTACACTGAACATTCAGTGATCCTTTTCTAACGTAAAAAAAGAATCGAGTGGTTGTCGTGCTTTTTTTTGAGTCACCACAAAACGGACAACGGCATACGTAAACATTAGGCTTGACTTTTCTAAAACGAAGAAGTCCTAAGCTCAAGCCTTTCATCCAAGCTTCGTCAACATAGAGCTTTGTTTGAAACATAATGTGGTTCGTTTCCTAATTATGTATAAATAGTAGTATAAATTCTAACACAATAAAAGACAGTGAGCAATCCTATGATCGCAGAACAATTAGAGCTATGGCAAATTGTTTCAATTATATTTGGAATGTGTGCCACCCTTGTAGCTCCTGCTATATGGTATTCTCGCACACAGTCAAGTAAAACACAAGAGTCTGCGGAAAAAATGGTTGCTGCTTTAAAAGAGTCAACAAAAGAAATGGTGGTGTCTATTGTTACTACGCAGGAAAAAACATCACTAGAAGCAAGAGAAGATTTGAAAGATTTTCGAGCCCACTTTGATAAAAGAATAGGAGAAATTTATTCCTCTATTGATGCAAAGAATAAAGAGCTTAGAGATTTTATATTTAACGAAATAAGTGTAATTAAAAATCTAATTAGTGAGTTAGAGAGGAAAATTGATATAACTCGTGAAAAGAGTCATGAGCTTGAAAAGCAGATGATGAAGTTGCAAAATGAAAATCAAAAGAACTTCATCACCAAGGAACACTTTAATACAATTGTTAGACTGCATGGTAATTTTAATGATACAGAGTAAACGATATCATAGAATAATTAATCAAAGATTTGATCAATTATTTCTGCAACATATGTAGAATTAATTTTTTCCGGTTCTACGTCACTTAGTGCCTGAACCAATTGATGCATATAAGCTATGTCAACCCCAGTCAACTGTTCTTTTAGAACATTTAAATCTTTTAAATTCAATTCAGAAATCTGCCACATTATTTTCAACTGCTGACCGGCTGCGATTCTCCAACCCCGTTCGATAAACTTTTTGGTTCTAAACACAGACGCAATGGGGTATAGGGAACCAGCATAGACCAACGTTCGACTAAGCAGGCATTCTAGAGCCTCTGGCTTTAATACAAGAGCTTTTGTCCCATGGTCATAGTAGTTCATAGCATGAACGAAGTCGTAGTTGTCGTGTATCTGAGAAGGCTCACCGTAGAACCGAATCACAAGCTGAAATTTGTCAGAGAGTGTGATTGCATTTGCTGACAAAAATACGGGACGATGACTTGGTTTTAAATCACTGTCTGAAACATCTTTAGAAAGAGATTCTGCAAACTTTTGTGTTTCTTCTGGTGGTTGCCCTTCAAAGTATTCATATTTCTCTTGATTTTCACCAGCAACTCCTGATGACTGCATCCAGATAATAACTCGTTCTTCTTCCTCGCCTTTTGCGTTTTCAAGGATATCTTCTTTAACTTCGGGAGAGCACGAATTTACCGAGTCACCAACTTTTAAAGACTGAGCTTTATTGAACTTGTCAACATAGTAATTAGCAACTGCCAGCGTGGTTACTTTATCACGAAAGTAAACATCGTAGTCATTTACTTCTTCACCAAGCAACATAGAAGCAATTGAACCGCCTGTTACAATAGTGTTTAAAGATGCCAGATTTTGAACTACTGGGTCATCAATAGTATCTAGCCACTCGTTAACTTTTTTTACTAACTGGGCTTTGATACCGTTTTTCTTACGCCCGTATTTAATGTTTTCCATAAAAACTAATCCTTTGTGCGACATTCTATTACGTAGTTTCTGCCCGACTGACTTTTTACTAAGATTTTTACTGAATCTTTTATTCTGTCAATACCAGTCGGGCGATTAGTAATTGAATTCCAAACACTGAAAACAGGCCAAGATGAATCAGCAAACATACGAATCAAGTAAGCACACATTTCATCTCGGTCTTGGGGGTGAATGTGTCGCTGCCAGTCGCTGCCAAATTTTTTATTAAATTGTGTTGTTGCTTTACTATAACTATCTTCAGTTTCATACATTTTTGTATTTCTCTTTTATCTTTATTTAAAAAAGAACGATTGCTGGAAAATACAATCGTTTCATGAATACTCCTAGTCAAGACTAAAGATTAATATACTCTTCTTTTAATTGCTTGACTAAATCTTTATTTCCATCTTTTCTTGCCTGCCATATTTTAGAGACAATTTCGTATAGTTCAGAAGCTGTGTACTGTTCAAGAATTGCTGCACTTTTTGCACTGTCTTTTGCCATTTGAATTTCTTGATCAAAGTTTGTCATAATTAAATCTCCTAGTTGATCTGGTATTCCCTCAGTACAAGACCATCTTCTCATACCGAGGGGCTCTGGGTCAAGAGATATTTTACATTGGCTTTTCGGGCGTAGCATTTACTTCAGAAATATAAATATCTACGCCGGTTTTGGTCATTTCCACAGTGGCTTCATCTTCGCCGTAAATGTCTAAAGACAGAATTAATCCTTTTTTTGATAGGCTTGAAACCACACCACCAAGTGATGCCTTTGGAACACAACCCTCTAAACTAAAAGTCCAAACCGCATCTTGTAGACTATAACCAAAATCTGAATTGTCGATTGCTGTCAAAACCAATTTTTCCATTCTTGTTAAGTTTGTCATGTCTAATCTCCTAATTGCTTTGATAGTTCCTCAGTACAAGATCATCTTCTCACACTGAGGTTCTGGTGTCAATATCTATTTCAATTTAAGCAAGTCGTTCAGCATGAAAGCAGTCTCTTCACATCCTCCAAAAGAATACGCGACTAGCTCAGAAACATCAACTGAATTATCTTCAAGGTAATCCACGAATTCTTTCATGTCATATGGGTCTTTGAAAACAACAGCCTTACCACCGTCGAACGTGGCCTCTAGTTTTGTGGAAATAGTTATGCGGGGGTAAAAAATTAAAAAGGTGTTGGTTTTCTCGTTGTAGTCAAAAAGTCTCATAAGTAAGTCTCCTAGTAATTGGTCAATCCCTCAGTACAGATGTATTATTTCATACCAAGAGATTTGTGTCAAGCTTTTATCGGAAAGCCACTTCTGCAAGTTTTTGAAAGTCTAGACCAAATTGGTTATAGTCTTCCATCTTGGTCATCCAAAGCTTACCGACAGTTTCGCTTCTATTCTTCATTCCCCGCCGACTAAGATTTTTTAGTCTCCGTGAGCATTCATGAACAGAAGTGACTCTTAAATTTTTGTCGTCTAGAAAGATTATTTTATATTTTTCTTTTTTTGTGTGTTTTGCTGCAATGCTTGGATTAGATGCTTTTGATGTTGCTCTAGGCACACTACCGAACATACGAGATACTTTACGAAAATACTTACCATGTCCTCTCTCATTATAAACGTGGTGAGAAACTGCGTGAGCACATTCATGCAATATTGTATCTACAATGTCTTCTATTGTTGAGTGCAGAACGTGATCAATATGAAGAACAATTTTGTATTTGTTATAGTCGCAGTATCCATACACAAATTTTCTAGTTTTAAAAACTTTACACACTTCTTCATGAGACTCAATGGAAAATTCATAATAATTTCTAACTTCAACTCGTGATTTGTCAACAAGATAATCGTTGACATTTTTATCAACAGCGTCTTTGCCAACACTATAAACAGCGCGGATAATCTTGGCTTCTTTGGCAGACAAACTATTCATAAGCAATGAACTTAACATAAAATCTCCTAAGTTTTCTCAATCAATACATACAGTATACACGAAAAAAGGGGACTTTTGCAAGTCCCCTTTGAATTAATCTACCCAAGTGTGCATATTAACATCAACCCCAGTTCCATCAAGCTCTTCACGAAGAACATTAACAGCGGTGCGAACCCGGTCTTCATAGAAACCAATGTACTGAGTTCCTACGGTTGGTTGTTGTAGCTGAAACACATATTCTTTCTTTCCGTAGCTGTCCCAAGTATTGTTTTCTTTGATGAATCCTGCATCGAGAAATTCTTGCTTGATCTTGCGCTTGCGGCCAAATCCTAGTAGAACAATGGCAGAACCACAAGTCCCGAAATCTAAGCGACCTGCGTTACGAAATGCAAAGTTTTCTTCGTAAGCCAGAACTGCGTTACAAACTTTTGCTTCAATAACTGCGAATTGAATCTTGTCCATGTCTAATCTCCGGTAGGTATTTCTCAATTTCTACAACCAGTATAAAGGAGTGGGTTTCTGGCGTCAACCCTCTTCGTCTAATTTCTTTTCAAATTCTGGATACTCATCACAAAGCGCACCAAGATTCTCTGCATAGATGTTTGAACCAGCTTGGTCAGGCTCATATCTCATCATTTGAACAAGAAAATTTGTGTACTTTAATTTGAATTCTTCGTAGTTCATAAGGATTTCCCACAAATTTCATCGACAAGAATTAACATATAATCCTTTATATTTTCAACACACATACGAGTGACATCTTCGGTGGTGGTGTTTACGGGGTGTGTCATTATTGATTCTACCTTATCAAATCCACATAATAATGGATTCTTTACATAAAAATAGACGTATCCATCACCACGAATAGCTTTTATTCCAAGATCACAACCAAATGATTCTTTGATTCCTTTGTTAACTGTTTTCATGTTAGCCATTTCTTCAATCTCCTAATTTCCCTCATCAGAGTACCCACTCTACAGACGACAAGGGGTTGTGTCAACAATTATCGTTTGGTTGGTTTCATGTAATTTCTCAGACATTCTAAATGAACGTGTGTTAGTGGTACATCGTGTAACTCTATGGGTCCATCTTTTTGAATAGTCTTAATCCATTCTCCATCACCAAAAAGACCACCACCAATACCATCTATTTTATCAATATTCACAGAGCTGATGTTACCAAAAACTGAAATTGATTCTAAATCACCATCAATAATTGATTTTTTACATACGTCGCATACTATGTTTCTTACTATTGCCATAACTAAATTATCCGTTGTTGAGTATTTTAATTAATTTTCTATATTCTTCACAACCCATTCCATTCTGTTTATTTTTGACAAGAACAAAATGATCGTCGTGTAATTCAGAACCCAAAGAATCATCGTCTATTATAGCATAATTGTCAATATAAAATTTATGTTTGTATTTTTCTTTAAATTTTTTAATCCAATTATTAATTTCTAATGACTTATTGTTAAAGCTTTCTTCTGTTGTCCTCCAAAGATCATCATCAGGAAACAAAAAATCTATCAAGTCTCCGCCTCCCCATTTTATCATCTTTGATTTAAAAAATTCAACATCATTAAATAACTTTCTTTTTCTTGAAGTGATAACAATATAACACAAATACTTGCTACACACAGACTCTAAGAACTTTACTATAACGGGGTCAAAGTCTCCAAAACACCCTCTTTCAAGTCTTGAAAATTCAACTCTGTGTGTGGCTAAAACGCCTGATATGTCAAGAAACACTATTCTTACTGGTTTTTTGCTTATGGTTTCCATATGATTCTCTTTGTGTAGTCCTACAATAAAAAAAAGACTACTTACAAAATAACATTTTGAAAATGCGATTATGTGAGTAGTCTGATTTGTGCTTATTGTTTCGGTTGTATGATCCTTTGCCTTTTTTGATTTTTTCTTTCTTTGGTAAAAAAGCATTAGATGTTACCAATGCTGCCAACGCATTGTGTTTTATTTTTCCTTTATCATGTTGAAACGACATTTTAATAGTCTCTATTTTGAAAACCCCAAACGGATGAATGGGGTTTGTTTTAATTAAATTTCTTTTTCCAAGCCCGCTTTAAATTATTAAACCTCTTCCTCAGTACGAAAAAATTCAGGGTATGCCTTCTTAAAAACCGTTTTCGATACGCCATTAATTCTGCGTTCGCCTTTTAATATTTTTTCAATAAGAATCGCTTCATCAGAAGTGACTCCCTCTAGAACCAATGTCAAATTACGATTTAAAATTTGTGGTTTGTCTTTATTACTGATGGCTGCTTCAATTCTGCTAATAGAATTGTTGATGTTCATGAAAGCAATACCAGATGGATTAACAGAAACTTTGTATTGTGGAATTGCAATATCAGATAAGTCACGATTATACAACGAGTCAATAAACCAACGCAAGCTTTTTGTTTCGTACAATTTCAACAGTTTTGCTTTTTCTTCAATTGTTTCTTTTTCTGCAACTCTTTTAAATACTTCCGGTAGAGTTAGTCCTTTATCAACGTAAGTCATGCTTCGTTATCCTTAGTTTTTCGGAGTGTGTCCTATTTATAAAAATTTTTATTAATCTTTTTCACGATTCAAGTACCTTTGTTGGTTTTTGCAAAATTGCTCTTTCAAGTTCTCCCTATAGTAGCAGATCACACCATTGGCTTCAAGCATAAATCGTTTCATATCTTCAAGAAATTGTCTGAATTGTAGAGTTTGTTGATACTCAATAGCAACAAAAACTTTTGGCTGATTAATAAATTCTTCTACATTGTCTTCTGTCACCACGTAAAAGTCAAAATTATACGGCTGCACAGGATTCGGTAGCTCTGGGTGAGAAAATGTTTCGTTGAATGAGATGTCTGCTGGTGTTGACGCACAACCCGAAAGAACAACACAAAATATAACTGATAGAATTATTTTGGACATTGAGAAGTTTCGCCTGTAATGCATGACATGTCATTCATAAACGTGTTAAACGATGATTCGATTTTTAATGCGGCCTCGTTGGGTTTGTCCTTTAGCATCTGATAGTTTTCTTTTAGTTCTTGAAGTTCTCGAATCTTAGATAAGTATTGAGAGGTTATTTTTGAATTATCACTTCGAAGACTTTGTGTTCTGTCGCGTTCTTTTTTAATTCTTTCATTAACAACTGATAACTGACTTTGTAAATTGTCAACACGTTGTTCTGAAATCGCAAGCTCTTGTAACGTCTTCCTATAGTCGTATGCCACCCATACGACACCAGATACTAAACTTGATACAAGGGCCGCGATTATCCAAAACTTTGCAGACTTCATCATCAGTGGAATTGCTTTGATGAGTGCAAACATTATATCCAGTTCCTTATTTTATAAACGTCATTGAACCTGTATCGCGATTTTTTATGAGAAGCTTTTTTTCTTTATTAAAATTCTTCTTAATAAATTCTTCTAAATCTTTATCACCTACATAATTCTTCCAACGAGCGTATGGTTGTTTCCCTTTGCCGCGACTACACTTCACATAAGTGTCTGAGTCAACGTCTAAGCATGGATAACCAGCAAAAGAACTTTTAGTGAGGGGTTGTGCATCAGGATTTGCAACACCCGCTGTGGTGTTCGTGGGAGCGTCTGATTCAAGAACATAAAAAACAGTCTCTTCTCCACCCAACAAATATTCTTTAAAAGATTGCATGATTTATTTCCTATTCCTCGTCTTCGTCTTCGTCTTCTTCACTTTCATCAGACTCGGGAACACAATTTGGTACTTCTTTTCCATTTTTGTTCTTGGTCCCAAATTGCCTGTAATTTTTCCAGCAAGGATCATCAGCATCTTTTTTCTCTTTCACAAAATCTCTAAAATTTTTCATTCTTATACTCCGATGTATTGTTTTTCTATTTGATTATAAAAGCTTTCAACTACGCCCCCATCACCAACGGGGAGCGAAAGGTAAGCCAATATTGAGTTAGCATAAGGTTTGTGGTGTGGTTGCAACTTATGAAAAAGAATCTTTGTCGCAGATTTGTGTTCAAATACATTGTAAAATGAAATAAAGTAATTGACCAACAGACGAATATTCGAACTCTCATCAGATGCTTCATTTGAAATCATCTTTTTGATCGTTCGAATTTTTTTCAAGTCTTCTTCAAATTCTTGTTCACTAATGCAGTATGGATTATCATATGCTTTCATAGCAAACAATTTAAAAGTTTTATCGTTTAGTTGCATTTTTCTTAGGTCTGCCTCTCCGAACAGGTGTCTTTGGTTTTGGTAACTCACTAACTTCTTGACTTTCAAATTTTGCTATTTTATTTTTTTCTATTGAAATAGAAAGCTCTGCAATTTCTTCAAATAAAGCTTTTAGCCTTTCATCAAGCCCTTTAAGACATTTCAATACTTCGCCAGTATCTTCAACTACCCAACCTTTGTGTGTTGCAATAACTTTCTTTTTGCTTTTGGGCTTTTTAGCCCAAATTGGTAATTTTCTCATATTTTTATTTCCTATACATTATATATTTATACTCGGTTGTATTTAGAATGCTTATGAACATTCAATTAATTCAAGATCGTATTCTTGACCTTCAATAATCATACGAATTGTAGGTGGTTTTGAAGGATCGGATTGTCTGGGATCAGATTTTCCTTTGGGCAAGACGGTTATAATGCGAACAGATTTGGCTTCAAAACTAACTGCGGCTATGTATGATTGTTGATACTTTTTTGAAAAGAAAACAAAAGCTCCACTAATGGGTTTCATTTTTTCCAACTTGTCAAAGACCCTGTTGTGGAAGTCTTTCCAATCATCTTCTTTCATATCGGGGCGGCGATCATATTCTTGTGCGGCGGCATGAATAGTGGATTCAAACTTCCATCCTTTGTAGGGGTATTTAAAGAAGATGTTTGAATCTTTTGCTACTTCTTGCTCTTCTGATTTAGATCGTTTTCCCTTCTGTTTTGCAGATGAGAAACGATCCATTTGTCGGGATTCTATAAGGATGTCTTTAATTGTTTTCATTTGGAGATAATACCTTTTATGGGTAACATATTACCCTTTATGGGTTATTATCTCTATTTATATTATTTTATGACATCATTATGCGTTTGATTGTAGGGAAGATTTTATTGATGACTTCTTTATCGTAATTGTCATCAAACATTTCATCAAAGACATTTAGAACAGATTTGCTATCTTTAAAGTCACAATCATTTAACAAAAGAATTCTGTATGCTTCCGCATCATACTCATCAGTCATTTCGTTTTCTAAACAGCAAGTCCCCGCAGGGTCATTGTTGTAAAGTAGCTCAGACAATTCAAAAAACTTTGCTTCACTGTATTCTTTCATATTAGATTCCTAATTGGTCAGTTCCTCAGTACAAAACCATTATCTCATACCGAAGACTGAATTACAAGCTACAGTACCGACCAATCTTGTATGTGTCTCCGTGATCACCAACTTTTATCAACAACCCAGAAAAACCAGTTTCTGTTAGTATTCCATTCCAACCGTTTAAATCGCCAGAATAGTCAATATAAGCAAATCTACAATTTTCCGTTGGTCCAACGATTCTGATAAAATTACTCATAGAAAGGTATTCGTCTTTGTATAGAATAAAGCTTTCTTCTGAAAATGTTTCATCATCCATATAATCAAATTCACATTTTCTGATTTTCTCTGGTACTTCGTATCCGTACAAAAAATAACGATATTGATGGTTAGTTATAATTTTCATAAAAATGTCTTTTAACCCAGCAAGTTTATTTCATACTTAAAAGTGTTTCCCGCAACAGAAACCCATATACGATAACCAGAAACCATGTAGAAACCTTCTTTAATAGATTCTGCATCAACTAAGTTATACACAGTATCTTCTTCGTGTGCTACCTTGTTAACATCGGCTTCTATAGCGCGTATGGAAGAGTTCCATGCGTGTTTAGTTTCAAGATAAACACCATTCTTGATAATTTCAAAGTTTTTGCGTTTCATTTCAAATCTCCTAATTGAATAATCCCTCACTACAAGGATATTATCCCATAGCGAGTGATTAGATGCAATAGCTATTTGTCTAAAAATTCCATTGTCACCCATATTCCATTAATCATTTTCTGCTTAATGATAGAAAGCCTCAACCATCTCTTTTGTTTTATCTTTCCAGACCCTTCTGGATTCTCAATAAAAGATATCGTTGGTGTAAAGTGGAATGTTCTGATATTTCTAAAAACACCATCATCTGTGTAGTAAATCATTTCGCTTCTCCTGTTCGGGGGGTTTTACCCCCCGCCCAAATTTATCAAAACTTGTTGGTCACATCCTCAACAACTTTGTACCTACAAGTTCGCATTTTTGCATTTCCATAGTCTATAGGAACTGCTACCACGTCTTTTGGATTGACTTCACACTTGATCACAACGTCACCGGAAAAACTTGATAGGTAGCTTTTGGCTGCGACGTGAAGCCCACGACTGCATGTTTCATTAGGATTTTCATTAACCATATTGCGAGGCATTTCTACTTCCGAGCCAACGCTATTATCCATAGTTCCTGAATAACAATCTGTGAAATCTGAGTTAACTCGTTTCCATGCGTAGAAATTGCCTTCGTTGTTGATTTCAATGTCATTATGTTGCAAGAATCCATACAACTCATTCACAGCACGAAAGCTTGGGTTTTCCATCAACTTTTCTAAGAAATTAATCAAACTTTGTGTGCCTTCAATACCATTCATTGTAACCATGCTAATAACACGACTTGTCAGACTGTTATCAATAGGGTTTCCGTCATAGTAAACACACTCTTCTTTCACGTTAACCGTCAATTTTCCCTGGCTAAACTTTTCAATAGCAGACTTTGGATCAGCCATTGTAAAGATTTCATCAGAAGCAATAGAAACCTCGTCTTCGTCAGACATATCAGTTTTACGAATGATAGCCCATGCTTCCCGAAAATTATCACTACCTTTGGCAAGTTCTACCGAGTCAGTTTCTGAGCTTTCTTTATTGGTTTTTGTAACCGTAATTGACTTTGCTGTTGCAATCAGGTTCCAATCAAAATTATCAATGAGAGAACCACTTTCATCAGAAGCATCAGGATTTGATAGCTCTTCAATAATCGCTTTTTCCATAGCATCTGAAAGGTCTTTATCAAGTTCAGCCCCTAGTTTTTCAATCTCAGTTAAAACAACTGTTGGCAATTCTTCATCTGCGCCTTTGCTTTCATATTCTTTTACAATACGACCAATCGTTCTCGCGCTAACACAATACATTTCTGCTGTTTTTGTTTTGTTGCCGTTAATAAGGAATGTCTTAAAAATTTCAAACCTATCTTCTTGTGTTAATAGTACCATCATATTAATTTCCCTTTATGCTACTTTAATTTGTTTGTTGCTTCTTTCGTTGATCATCTCGACATATTCTAACACAAGAGATTCGTCTTCGTCAACACCAAAAAGAAGCGGATATCTACTTTTTATGGAATTTGTAATATGTTCCATTTCATCAATAATATCATCATGAAACGATCTATTAGCAATTACCAGCTTATCTACCTCTTTCGCATTAACAAAACTTGAAAGACTATCAAAGAAATTTTCTTCATATTCATTAGCAATCTTAAACCTTTTTACTTTGTCAATCACAAAATCAATCATCGGTTGAGAGTATTCTGTGTCACTTTTGTAAAGGTAACTGAGAATCTTTTTTTCTGTACCATATTCAGACCTAATAAATCTATTAAAAATATCTTTCTCATCAATCTTGTACAGTGTGTGTAGATTTTCATACACACGGTTTTTCAAGATGGTGTCATAGTGTGCGTCAAAGACTGACTTGATCATGTCACTGATGTGAGACAGTCCAGAACGGGCAATTTTAGCATCATTCTTCTTATTGGCAATCAAGACAACCTTGATATTAAAATCTTCTAATATACTTTCAAGCCTTAATCGTGATATCGTTTTTACAGACCCACCTACTTCAATGGAATAGTATTCGCTGCTTGTTGATCCCTTATGAGAATAATCAACCCACGCACAATTGGTATGGTTCAGCTTATCTAGCTTAACAAGAACCTGTTTGTCGGTAGAAATATAAGAGTCCTTTTTATTATCCCACCTAATCAGTTTTGACTTTGTTTCATTCTTCTTTGAAACTTTTCTACCACCAGATACAACCCGAGCTTTTTTATCAAAAAATGTTGGTTCAATAACCTTGACTTCTTCAACAAGTTCAGAGATATGGCGATATCGAACATTGCCGTAAAGAACGTCGCGAACTTTTTTAAACACTTCTGATTCTACAGGAGTACAAAAGAACATAACACGTTCGCCATTAACCTCTTTCTGGTTGATGTAGAATCGAATCGCTTTTGAAAGATTTTTATAATCGCCCTTATCATTGCAGTAAAAGCAATCAAATGAAGCTTGATTTTTTTCTTTCATTATTTCATAAAGGTCATATATGGTTTTTCTAAACAAATGTTCTCTACGCACACACGTATGATTTGCTGATCTTGTGAATTTGTTTCGACCAACGTAATCTTTGTAATGAAAAATAATCTTATCTGCTTCTTCATGATCTAATAGATCACGAATATCTCTGAAAGCTTTGTTGTACGCGATTTGTGAAATGGACTGGCCTTTGTATTTGTACTCCATTGCAAACATATCAGTCGGTGATGAAAATTCACCAAATTTATTGACTGCTTCCAGTGGTGATCTACATGCTTCTATCTTTGAATTAAGCTCAACAACTTTTGTATGAAAAGAACCAACCAATGTTTTGTACAGATTGAGTTTTGTTGTGGTGTCCTGAGATAGACCCTCACGAGAAGGCATAAAAGAAAGATCACCAATAGCAAAATTAACAATGATGCAACGACTACTACGTTCTGTCACGTTTTTAATAAAAGAAACAGTAGCCTTATCAAAGGTGTGATAGATGGGTGTATCTTCTTCACCAGTGTTATAGGCATCTTCATTAACGAGAACAGTTTTTCCTAAAAAGTAGAAATCAATATTGCGAACAGGATAGACGACACCACCCATGTTAGCATACACAGCCGCTGTTTCATGTTGAACAAACGGATGTGTGTTTTTAATGATCAGCGTACCTTCATCACGCAATTCAGAACATTCTTGTTCTGAGAGAAATGGTTCGATGGTGATGTTGCTTTCTGGCTTCACACGAAGCAGTGAAAGAACAAATTGTGCTTCTCTGCGGAATTCTTCAAAATCGTCACTTGGCACAGAGAATCGAACACTCACACCGTTGGCTTTCTCTGTTTCATGTTCGCTGTTGAACGTGGTTTGTGGTTGTCCACCCTCACCGATGAAACACACGTAGTGACGCTCTACACCGTCTTTCCTAGCCACAACTGTCATAGACTTGGTGTAAGCCATGGGTGATTTAGAACCCAGCCCCAGATGCCCTATAGACTCGTTGGATTCACGTTTGGATGATGCAAAGTATGTGGTGTAAATACCACCTTCCATATAACGAGAAACTTCATTCCTGTCAGCATCGTAAAGAACTTTTTCTTCACCACGAATGTCATAGTCATCCAAACCCACACCAAAATCTTCTACCTCAAACCATGGCTCGAACACAGTAGGGAAATGAATACGAAATGGGGTGTCCCGTTTTCCCGCGTCAACATGAGAATCATGAGCATTGCATGAAAGCTCACGGATAATGGCTCTTGCTTTGTGTTCGTAAATGTTGCTGGTGAAAATCTCGAAGGTTTCCGCCGAGGTTTCCATTTTGAAAGATGTCGTGTTGTTGACACTAGACACCAATTTATTATTGGAATGAAGTGGTTTCATTATTTAAATTACCCATTTATTAAGTTTGGTTCAAGTGAATGGTAAGGGGAACGACCCCTCAAGTCAAGTAGATTACAAGTATTTTTTCAGTTCTTTCATCAGGTCAGTCTTTCCGTCGGTGTGGAGAATAACATTACCACCGGCTGCTTTAAATGGCTTAGTGCTTTTTTCTCGGTCATCAATTAACACAGTGTTTGCATTTGCAAACTTTGCTTTTTCTTTGCTGCTGGTGGTGTAATTAAAAGGAGCGTTGATTCCGTTTTTCTTCAACCAATCCCTTTTTTGTTTCACAATTTTGGCGGTGTTGTTGGTTCCTGCGCTAGTCATAATTTCAACATCATAACCATCAGCAATCAACTTTTTTAAAATAGAAACAGTTTTAGCAAAAGCGGGTAAGTCGTAGAAAAATTTTGGGGTGTTTTGGATCAGGTTTTTGTATGCGTCATAACGATCACGAGGCAATGCGTTAAAAACATCGTAAGAAATTGGAAAAGTCGCATTAAATCCTGCCTCCCAATCAGCGATAACTCCATCCATATCAAAGTAAATTTTCAAAACTAAATCCTCTATTTGGTAATCTCTCAGTAGATAAAGAGTTTAGCACCCGAAGGTGCTATTTGTCAACTGATTACTGCCAAGTCTTTGATGGTGGAGTATAGAATTTAATTTTAAGAAGAAGTCGCTCTCCAATGTCTAGCAAATCCATTGGTTTCTTACCTTGCTTCTTAATTTGAATGTAGTTAGCATCTGAAATATAAGACCCACCAAAATCAGATTTTGAAAGTTCTGTGTCCACACCAACCTTGTTGAACGAAAACCAGATATCACCATCAAGATATCTAGAGATTTTGATATCTGTATCAACCAATTTTCGCATTGTTAAACTTGCGCCCTCGTGAGTAGCAAAAAGAATTTCTTCTGGAACCACTCTAGAACGACCAGCATTTTGTTCGGTAGCAATGGCAACGTCATTAATTACCCACACGAGGTGAATATTTTCTCTTTGATAACCAAGTTCAATAGCATTGCGTGTAAGCTTTTCAAGTTTGCTCATATCTTTTAGTGTTACGTCAAAAATAATGTTTGGTTTTCGGTCAGCGGGGGCAGCAAGAGCACCTGCAAAAATTCTACGCTCATTTGATTTGGTAATACCATAGACATCAGACAAAAGTTCATGAAGCTTAGAAACATTTTCTGACTTTCGCAAGTCGAAGTTTTTTATATCTTGTCCAGTCTCGTCTTTGATGCGTTTTGACATTTTATCAGAACCCATTACCAATTTTTTGAGTGCGTCAACATCCAGAACAGTTCCATCAATACCCAAAAGCATATCAAGTACGAATCCCTTGCCCGAGCCTGCTCCGCCTGCCAAAATAACAATCTGTCCAAAATTTGGATACGCCTTTCCACCGAAAGTAATTAGCTTTTCACTAATTAGATCATTAGTGAATTCAGTAAATTTTTTCATAGTACATCGCCCCGTTTATTTTAGTTCTTTTATCTTTCTATTTATAAATTGTTTAAATGTGGGCATAGACTCTTGAATCAGGAACCCTGAGTATACATCGAACTCACAGGACTCAACCAAACCACCTTTAGCGAGGCTTTCAACCTCAACCTGCCTTGCCCTACCGTTACTTAGTGAAGACACTTTAAACATCTCATTAGGCTGTATAAACTCACCGGAAAAGCCGGACTCCAACCCCTGTACAGCAAAGGCTTCTAAATTCTTAGTTGTGGTGCGTGAAAATTCCCATACCTGAACAGAAATAAAGTTTCTACGAGCCCTAACACGAATCCAACCATCCTGCAAAACTTTTGTCATGATATTATCACGAGCATCCCCTTCCTGCCCAATACTCTCTCCATATTTTTTATGTTCAGATTTTATGTATTCTGCGGTTATATTAAAAGTGCTGGGTGAAGATATAATTTGATCAATATGATTTTTGCTGTCGGTATCTGTAATCTTTCCTTTTGGAGAAATCCAGTAGCCCGTTTTATTAATATATGTTTTCTTGCTTGGTTTATTGTACTTAGCCAACCTTGCTGCTAAATCTTCGCTTATTGTCATGAATTTTTTATTCCTAATAAGAAAAAAGGCCAAATGAATGGCCTTTTCAGTGTATGCTTACTATTTAGGTGTTACGCTTTGCGGTTGTACGATACAGCCCAGCGGCTGCCTTTTACACTTGGGTTTGCTTTGTTGTCAACAACTTTGATAGCGTTAACAGAAGCTTTGTTGAAGTTACGGGCTGCGGAACGTGCGTCAAAGAACATTTTCATAATATATTACCTTTTGGTTTTCAATTTTGGGGAAGTCCCCCTTACTCAACACAAGTATTATCTCATAACTGCTGGGGTGTGTCTACCAATTTGTAAAGATTTCTTCAAAATATGCGTAACCGGTTGGGTTGTAATTCCTAACGTCACCGCCATGAATAGAAAATTTCATAAAGTCTTTTCCAACAACCCGAATTCGATTTAGCTCGTCAACAATTTGAAAGCTGTATTCGGTATCTTGAATTATCCTATACAAACCGCCTTCAAGGAACATTTTTGAGTTAGGCCCATCTCGGTTTAAATCTCTTTTTACACATCTTAGAAACTTGACCATTTTATGCGTACCCATATTTTTTCATTAGAACCAGAGCCGCGTTACGCTCTACTCCGGTCATGTACTCTAGCAATTGTTCTGCTTCACCATCAACAACTTCGTCAAGTGCTTCTTTTCTAGTGATTCCGTAGTGGTTAGCGATGTTGTCGAGAATAAGATTTTTGGCGGTTGAAGAAATTAGATCTAAAAACATTTGGTTTTTCTGGTTGTTATCTTTTTTCATAAATTCTCCTAATTGGTCAGTTCCTCAGTACAAAACTATCTTCTCATACTGAGGGGTGTTGGTCAATGATTATTTTTATTTAAACTTCCTTTTTGAAAATTGATTTGAACATTAAAATATCGTTACCTGTTAAGTTTTCAAGAATTTTATTATCACAGCTAATTTAATTATAATATACATCCCCATATTTTGTTTTTACTATTTTTATCCTAAATTTGGCGAATACCCGCTTTGTAAATTGGAATCATAGTACAACCTTTAAATATTTTGGGTCAATTCTTTCCAAGCCGTAGATATTAGCTTTGTTATCTTCAACGATCTTGGCAACACGAGCAGCGAACCGTGTGAATGCTTTTAAAACCTTCTTAGAGTCGCCCGTAGTCTTGCGGAATGGGGTTTTGACACTACCCATTGCCATATAAGAACCAGTCTCTGGGTTGACGCTAAGACCACTAATAGAAGAGCTTGCTTCGTAGCTGTCTTCGCCGTTGATGTGAACACAAAAAGAGTGAATCAGCGGATCGTTGTGACGAATCTTGTTGGTCACATCGTTGATGTCTTTGATCAGACCGAAGCTAACAAAAACGACAGGAGCAAGGTTGTTTGAATAGAAAGCACGAATGTACCCGTTGGGAAAGTTTTTTTTCAAAACAACTTCGATGTCAGAAGCAAGTTTTTCTGCAAGCATCTTGGTGTTAACCATGATCTAATCTCCTAATTAGTTATTTCCTCAGTACAAGGGTATCTTCTCATACTAAGGATTCAATTGCAAGACCAATGCCTATTTCTTTTTTGGTGGTCCCGGTGGTGGTGCTGGTCTTTTTACTCCCGGTGGTGGTCTAGGATTGCTTTCCTTTTTCATAATTTTGATCCTCTCGTTCGCAAACTAATTTCGGGAAGTGATGGACTGTTATTTTTAGTTATAAATTTATTCCATAAAAGTATTGCGTTGGCCTCAGATTCTTCTTTTGTTGAATATCGTTTCGGTAGTTCTTCACTACTAGCTCGACAATAACCGCATCTTACATTACTATCCCAATTTTCGTAAAGACTCCCCGGATAATCATCACATGGCTCATATGAATCAACATCTGGTGTGTTTCCACAAAAACATTTAAGTAAATTCAAATGAGATGTTGCCGTTTCTAATTTTTTAATTAGTTCTCTGACTTCGCTAATTAATGACAAATCATGCTCAAACCACATTTTCCCAATACCACATTCTAATTCGTTTGCTAAATCCCTTAGCAATTCTAAACATTCTTTATTCAAACTTTTACTTACAAAATCTTCTTTCATAGTCCTAGTCCTCTCGTTCGCAAAGGTACTCTACACCATAAAGTTCCATTACGTTAGCCCTTCCTCCCGGCCAGTTAATTTCTCTAGCGCAGCTTTGACAGTAGTATGCCTCAGTGGACTTGTTAAAGTAAAAAGCCGACTCAGGAGCCTGACACGCTGTTACGTTGCAGCTTCCACCTTTAACACCTTTATCTTTTCGTAGTTCAGTCATAAATTTCTCTCATCAATGTTGATTAAATCTCTTCTGCAACAGTGTCGTAACATTTGTCACACAACAGTCTGTAGATTGTTATTTGCTCAATTTCGATAAGGTACGGGTCAACTCGTAACTTAGCACCGGCATGTCCACAATCAAACCACTCTCGTTCGTTCTCTACTAACCAAATTAAATCTTTGTTCATTATTATTGCCGTTCTCTCATCAATGTTGATTATAAAAATTCAAAGACAATCGCTTTCTTTGTCACTTATAGAAAATATTTATTTCCGGGATGCTTGCCATGAAATCCAGCTACGGTCGGTTTCTTGGCAGCAATAGGGTTGGTCGCAGTAAGCAGTCATAGGGAATCTTTTTCTGGTCAGCGGCATAGCCTTAATGTTCATCTCGGCCCGCCAAAACTTTTCGAAATCTGCTCTACTATCTGTTATAAATTCTTTATAATTTAATCCGCTGCATTTTTTTATTAAAAACCTTAGATGTTTAACTGTTAGCACCGCTTTTCTAGCGGGGTGAAACCTATACCCATCGTCACCTTTTCGTATGCAGCCCATTAGTCGATCATCAAATGGAGGGGCATCTTGTTCCCACCACATTTCAATAAATTCTCCATTTTCTTTAAATTCTATTTCGCTATTTAACATATTTTGATGTCCTTTTCTATCAATTTTGATTAAGATTCAATTATATATAAATCTTTATGGTTGTCAACCCAATTTACAATTGCGACAGCAGCGGCTCTCACACACTCACGGTTTGACCCTCTCAGTCCAACCTCTGTCAGTAAGTCACAACAAAACTCATCGTCAACTTCAACACAACGCATAGTTGGTTTTTTGTAGTTGGTAGGGGCAGCTTCTGTGTAGACGAACAAAATATCATCAACCTTTTTATTAATCTCATCACAAAGATCAAGGTTGTTAGGGTTTGTTAAATTTTTAGGGGCAATAGTGATAGCTGCATAATGGACAGTGACTAGATCAAATCTTTTTTTCATTTTTTCTTTCTCCTAATTCGACAAAATAATCTTACCAATAAAAAAGGGCTTTTGCAAGCCCTTTTTCTCCATAAAGATATTTTTAAAATTATGTGTATTCCATCATGATAAAAACTTCGTTATTCGCGGCAAATGGTGTTGAATTATCATCTTCTGCCCCTAGCATAATTGCATATGCAAAACCCGTAGTAAAGTTAAATCCCAATGGTGGAGCTTGAAGAGGATTAGACCCTACAGAAATAGCAAATGTATGTGTGGGTATATCTGTACCCACATTGGGTACTGTATCTTGATCATAGAATTTAAGAAATCTCACTGTAGCCGCTGTTGAAACTATAGAAATAAAATTAATGTTTGAAACAGCACCTACAATGAAATCTCTTTCTTTTTTAATGGATTTCAGTTGCTTTTGCAAATCAAAGGCAGAGATATTATTCCTAACCCAACCAGCTTCTGGAATAGGCAACCAACTATTTTCTGCGGTTTCTTGATTAGCGGCATTCCAGACCTGATTTATTTCAAAAGCCATGCGGTTAAGGATATTCTTTCGATTATCTTTAACTCTGACTTTTAATGTTTTTAGGATAGTTTTCATTAATCCTCTCAGCTATATAAAGTTTATTTTGGAGAAAACCAGCCAATGATTAATTGTGTGTTCATTTTCTTGTAAAGCATGAACTGATAACCAACATCTGCAACCCAAGTTAATACTTGATCGTCTGGGTTTAACTTTTGTTTATCGTAGAAATGAAAATTCTCAATCTGATACATTGTAGTTCCTTTAATTCCGCATAAACTTTACCCCGAAGGGATTAAACTCAACTTTGCCAATCTAAACACTCGATTAGATGATCCCTAACACTGTAAAAAGACCCCGCACGAATTTCATAAAGTTCATCACCTTCTCCAAAGTCTACTGTTAGGTCAAACCCACCACCCTCGGACTCACCTACACAGTAGTGTTGGCTAGAATCCAGTGCATTAACTTTACGAGTCAGATCGTACAATGTATCCATCATAATTTTATCACTCAATGGTTTGTGGTTGCTATCTCTCAATAACTGAATGATAGCAGGATTTTTTGAGTTATGCAATAACCATGAAAAATTAAAAATTGGTCGGGAATGCAGGATTCGAACCTGCGACAACTACGCCCCAAACGAAGTGCTCTAACCAGACTGAGCTAATTCCCGAATCTCCTATGCTTAGAAAAGTTGTCCCGCCACAACACCGCCTTTGACCACCTACTACAAGCGTTTGGTCTTTCACCGCGTTATGTTGCTATTGTTGAACAAAATTTGCCGGAAGAGTTTTCGCCATTATCCTGAGCGAGAACATCTTTTCTAAGCTGTCAAGGTGTCACCCCCAACATATTCTATTTAAAAATCGGCTGCTCTCCACTACGGCGCATTTAAACTGTATTTTGTGTATCAATCCATATGATTCTAATGCATCATGCAACTTTACAACAGTCACCCTCCTCAACGTATCTTCATTATCCAATCAGGAATTTTTACCCACGTTGTTAATTTATAACCCCTTTCTCCTGCCAGCTTTCTTACGCTTTTACTGTGTTTTACTATTGGTAGATTAAATTCTATATTCCATCCACACAGATACGTCTTATTATTTTTTACAAATGTAACCAAGTGGCATGGTTCACTTTCAACTAGCCAGTCAGGATTTCTGAAAATTTCAAAATTACTAGCAGCCATATAATATTCCCTGTAACTTATTTATAAGCACTTAAAGGGTAATTTTTGTAACAAACTTTTTGCTGTCAGTGTATAGATTCAAAAATATAGCCCCATATTTAAACTGACCTCTAATCGTTTGTGTATTTACACCATCATCAATTAATGCAATGGCAATGTTTTTGATTTTTTCAATCATATCATCTTTTATCTTTTTATTAAGGTTGGTTTGTAATTTAATCCTAACTACATTATCTTGTGTGATAGTTAGCTTGAATGAACCGTTTCCTTTATCTTCAATAACAAACATCATAATAAATTCCTTAATTAATTATTCAAAAAACTATACTACCACATCTTATCTGAAAAAGATACTGGTTTTGACACCAGTGACATCTGACCTTTTACATATCCGATTGCTCGGGGAGAGAGCGTAGAATAGGACGGGCATATAGACACCAAAGTTACTACGGGTTCATCCGATCAGTTTTCTAGTCTGTGCAACCTACTTTCTTCTCTACACCTCTAGCTGTACAACCTCGGGTTCGATCTGTTTCGCTTCACAATCCTTTTCAGACCCCACTCAAAAAGAATGGGGTTTTTAATTATTTACACCAGTTCTTCTAGCCGTTTCAGTTTAGTCTCTAGTTCATTAATTGATTCCCAGATTCTATTGTTTGTGTAATTTAGGCGTTCGATAGTTCCACTAGGAGGACACTCATCTTCGGTGCATGTTTCATCACTAGGATAAGTCAACCGATCCAAGATAATTTGAATTCGAAAAGAAATTGCCTTTATGGAACTGGGGTGTGACTCTAATTTATCAGATACTAATCCCAACTCGGTTTCTTGTGCCTTTACAGGATTAGATGTGTTTCCATGTTTCATATTTATTACCTATTAGTTTTACTGAATATTCTATAACCAATCAGAATGAATGCGTTTTAAAAGTTATCTACAACTATCTTAATTGAATCTGACAGACATTGCAACTGTTCTTTTGAAAAAGCAGGTAAGATGTCTTTATCTTCCCATTGTCCAATATTCGTACACCATTCTTGGTAAACAATTTCTGTATAACCGTCAATTTCTACCCAGTTCCTGAGTATTGTTCTACACTCATGACACTCTTCAATAATTTCAATCATAAACGCTTTATTTTTCATGGTCATTTTTTTTATGAACCTCTTTTAGTTGATTATACAACTCTGTTCCCAGAACTTGAATTAATTCTTCTCTACCAAAAATTGTTTCTCCATCGGAAACGATTTCTATTGGAAGAACAAGCTCGTAATGAATCATTGGTTCAAATGTTTCTTCGTTTATTGTAACTTTTATCTTTGTTAATTTCATATTCTCACAACTCCAAAATGAGCTTTAGCAATTTTAGACGCTTCTTTTCCATCAAACTGCCCACTGTATGTGTCGTTCAATGCTTTCATTACTTTACCCAGACTATCACACCCATCTGAAATGATGAAGTAATAAATTAAATTTTCTAGAGAACTCCCCTCAATCTGAGCGAGTAGGTATGATTTCAATATAGAAAGCTCTAAAATAGCAATATCAATATTATCTTGGTTTTTCATTAGAGAAACCGTCTCATTCAAGTTCTTCACAAACTTTGTGATCACAGCCCTCACCTTATCGTCTGTAGTGGTAGCCTTTCCACTGGGTGAGGCTTCCCCCAACAGTGTAGTCAAAATGCCTGCTGTGATGGTGTCAGAGAGTTTCCTAGCCGCTACCTGATCTAGTTTAATCTGCTTTAATAGTTCACTCATAAAAATTTCCTTTTGCTACTGCGTATCGTATTTTGTAAATCACACGTCCTAACTCATTATTAACACGACAAGCTGAATGACTCAATACAAAAATAACATCACCGATTTCTTTATCAAGAGTCTTGACTATTTCAGAAAATGCTTCTTTAAATATCAAATTTATTGATGTGGCATCTGTGTTTATATAAAGCGCCCTAGTGTAGCAATAATTAGGTTCTCCATTGAAAATAAAAACAGGGTCACAAGCAACTAAGACTACTTTGTTTGTCTTTTTATTCAACACGTATAACTGTTGATTGGTAAAGTGGTCGTTCATAATATTACCTGTGACTAAAGAATTCGATGTTGTCTTTGAATACTTTTGGTTCGACTTTATAGTGCATTTCTGAACTGTGAAAGTACATAAATATGCTGTTAACGGTTGAAGTAAGATTTTTAAACTCTTCACGCCTTTCTCCATTTGTTAACTTTCCATCGTAAAAAGTTCTGTTGTTTGCGTCTTTAAGAATTTTGTTGAATCTATCTATCTTTTCTTCTGTAGATATTGGTGTATTGGAATCCAGAAAACGACACAACAGTTTTAAATCATTAGCAACTTCATTTGCTTTGATTGTCTTTAGTTCAGGCCAGTTAAATTTAATCAATTTCGTCAATATCCTCATCACAAATTTTAGAAGATTTCTTTTTGTTAATGCTCATCGAATTTAGTAACTCCCCCGCCCTAAATCTTGATCTTTCTCTTGCTTCCCTGTAAGAAATAAGAGAGTCCCTAATCCGTCGAGTTTCGTTTCCTTGTAACCTAAATTCTTTTCCTAGACAATCAAGCATTTTTGTAATGTCTGTAAAAAAAGAAATCCCCTGATCAACTTCTTCATCTGTAAAAGAATCTCCGTTGTAAAACTTTTCGTAAATTTCATTTATTTCTGATTTCTTTTTGTACTCATCATACATTTCAACAGCCCTTTCTATCATGTAACGTTGTTCGTTTGTAATTTGGTCTTCTGCTATTGCCTTAGCTAACATTGTTGAGAATTTATTAAAATCACTTTCTTCGGTTACGGGTCTGTTGTGGCTTGGGTGTCCAAGATATAGTTGGTATTTCGTTACTGTTGCGATTCTCTTATCAATACAAAACGCAACCCCTGAGTGCGAAATACTTAGTGTTCCGCCATCTCTGTATAATTGAATTTCTATCATTTTTCAATATCCTTTTTATATTGTATATTAAGTCCACAAATAATACACACCACTTCCAGTCAAAATTAACACACAAGAGAAAAACAAAAACCACGACGCCGGATTTTTTTGAGTCTTAATGTATAGAAGATCAGAAATAAACGCCAAAAAAGTAACCACGAAAAATACAGAAAATAATACTGCAAAAAACCCTTTTATATTTTCCATTTTTAATATCTTTTATTTTTTAGAAAGTGAGTAGGTAATTCACACCACTCTTTGTCGTCATCATCATAAAATTCAAGAACTGGTTGGTTAGTTTTTAAATCATGTTTTGCTTGTGTCAAGCCACAACCCATTGTTTCCATGTAAGCTTTAATTTTATTTGCATCTGGTATAAAAACAGCCCACCTAAGTTCCATGATTTACTCTCCTACGGCTTTCATTAATATCAACATAGCTTCGTGTTTTGTTTTAGCTAATTCTTTTTTTAGAGAAGATTGCTCATTGAATCCGTAAAAGTATTTTCCATTAATGGTTGAAGTGACCCAACCGATCAGATTGTTATTAAGATACAAAGCCATACCACCGATAGTTTTTTTCCAAAGCATAGCTTATTCCTTAAATGTTAGTTCTTCGTCGGTATACGCCTCTACTACTGTTTCGTTTTCTAAAATTATTTTTACTATAACGTCTGTATAACGATTACCACGAACAGAAACACTTTTAATTTTTGATGGAAGAATAGCTGGTGTGACACCGATAGACTTATAATATTCAACATCATCGTAATCGTTATATTGTACAGAAATCAATGTTTTTCCAACTAAAATATCACTAATTAGCTTGTCAATCTTCATAATTTTATCCTATTTCAAAGTATGTTGGAGTTCATCAAACAATTTCAACTTTGCTTTCAAGAAAGTAGTAACTCCGTCCCTTCGAAAAGCAACCCTCTCGTGCGCCTACTCGAACCAACTCTTCTGTTGAAATAAAAAAACCTCCATCTTTTTTAGCTGTTGCACTAACTACTTTTCCAATAACTTCTTTACTGCCCCAGTAAACGGTTTCCGTAATCTTAACTAACATGTCTAACCCCCAATTAAACAACTTTAAATATACCTTACCACGTCTTCTTTGCGATTGTAAACCTTACTTTCAAGAATAGTGGTTACTCGTTTGTCGTTAAAGATGACTGTGAGTGTGTAGGTATTTCTTGTATCAGGAAATGGCACGTACTCACACGTTACCAATCCGTTTCGATACTTAGTAACAACCAGATCATTGAACATACCGACTCCAAGTTTTTTCAATTTCTACAATCAGTATACAGGCTTAGTGATCTGGTGTCAAATTCTAGTCATCCATTTTTCCCATGATTCCACGAAGTTCTTGTGGCGAGAAATATTGTTGGTGGTTGGAAATTTTAGGCCCATAGTGCATAAAATTACTATTCAAAAAAAAGTTAATAGTCTCGCCTGTCTTCACACCCACCCCTTGAAAGTTTATCGTCTTTGCGCCTTCATGTCCAGTTTCGTTAATCTCAACCAGACTCATTACTTCAAACTGATAACACCCACCTTGAGAGTTTTCCCAGTATGTTTCACCGACTTTAAATTCTGCGACTTGATCAAATTCAAAACTCATAAGCTTATCCTTTTGGTTTTGTTGAAAATACTCCACATTTCGTAGATTATTCTGTTCTATCTGTATTCACTGTAATTTCTTGACATCCATTGTTAAGGTAATCTAAGTGCATATTACCTATTAGCTTTCCACAATCGAAACAGAATAAAATATGCTGTCCTCGGTTTCTGCTACTGTATGTGTGTATGACATCATCAACGTTCTTTTTCATTCTTTTATCACACCCTCTACACACACAATCTCGTTGTGCTTTTCTTGCTGTAAAATAATTGCTCATACTATAAGGTTTCCTTTCTTAACAACAATACCAATAGAAAAAAGAATTAAAATAGGGCCGAGAACCAATCGCTAAACTAAACATTATACCATTTCCTTTTTGAGTTCCAGAATTTAAAGTTCAGGCTACGCATCATTGAAAAAATTATCTTATCAGAAGCTTTGCCTTTATGCAATTTTGGAGCGTTTTTAATTACACGGATTCTATAGTTTTTTCTAAATTCATAGATTTCGATAAACCCCGCATAGTCTGGAATTTCTTCCTCTAAGAAGACGTTAGAAGGCCCACACAACCAAAAGTAGTTGGGGGCTATACCCAAGTCAGTATCTTCATTAAGCTGCTTACACAGGGCGTCACAGCGCCTTGCCTTGCAATGAGACTGAGACAACCCCTCAATAGCTTTCTTTTCTTTCAACCAGTCACTTCGTGTTGTCTTGATTTCGAATTCGTGAAGCATGTATGATTTTGTCATAGAAAGCAAGTCAGATTCCCAAAAGCCATGAACCGTTGTGATATTGGGAACACTCAGTTCATGACGCTTATTAATACAGTATTCGTCAGACAACACTTGTTGAATTTCTGCTTCTGTATATTGATGGGGTTCAACTTTAGTAGACATAATGAATTAGACCTTAAAAGTCATTTTTGATGCAAAATTTTGCATAACTTGAGCATCTAGGGTTTTGTCGTCAAACATAGATATAGATGTTTCTACAATAAACTTTGCAAAAAGCCCTGCAAGATCATCAATGACTTGTATAGAATCATCTTCTTCCACAAGAATCTCTGTATCAACATTCATCGAAGTTGCTATACGGACTGCATCTAGATAATGAATTCCGTAGTTGCCAGCCAATTTACGCGCTACAAGATTCATGAGAACAATTCCGAGACTATCTTCAAAACGAAAATTTGGGTTGTCTTGAGTTTTTCCTTTTAACGTCTTAGTTAGTTCTTTAATGCCATTAATAGTATAGGCGTCCATTACGATTCCGCCACTTTTTTGATTTTGTCACCCAACAATGAAGAAAGGCGCTCTAGTCTTTCTTGAATATCAAACAGTTCTGAACATTGATCTTCTACTGTTTCTTTATTAAGAGATGTTTCTAGAATCTTTTTGGCAATCTGTTTGTATGTCGGGTGATATGTTACTACCCAATTGTCTTTGTGTTCACCTGTAGCCTTGACCTTGCCATCAGATCGAGATTCTAAAGTGTGTCCGTACTGATCTGTATTAAATCGAAAGTCTGGACTAATGTAAATCATTCGTATTTTCCTTTTTTGATTTAAAGAAAAAGCCTCGATTGAGGCTTTTTCAATTACTATTTCTTCATCAATTCAACGTATTCTTCGTGAAGTTCCCTTCCTATCTCAATCAAAGCACTGGCTTGTTTTGTGCTGATTTCATTGTGTTCCGCAAACTTTGCAACAGTAATGTAGTTGTTGAAATAGTCAAGGAACATTTCGCGTAGAGTTTTGTTAATGTTGTTCATGATGATACTCCTTTTGCTTTATCTGCTTCGATTCCAGCCATGATTGCACAAGTTGTTTTGAAAACTAAATCGGAGTGATTTGTCATGGCAACTTCGGCTGTTACCCCAATAAATTTTGCTACTTCCTGTGCTGCTACGGCGGTGATTTCTTTTACGCTTCGGCTTATCATCATGTAATCTCCTAATTGGTTCGGTATTCCCTCAGTACAAGAGTATCTTCTCATATTGAGTTTGATATTGCAAGGGATTATTTGACTTTTACAAGAACTCTCAGGTGTAAGCATTGAATGTTGTATCCACCAGCCATGATTGTTTCAACATTCACGTTCTTGATTCCTTTGTCGGTAACGACTTTAAAGAACCCGTTGAACCCGTCTTTAGTATCGTACAAAGTTTCTCCAAGAACTTCAGCCACACCCGCTTTTTCTAATTTCTTGGCGATGCTGACATTACGCTTTTTAACGACCATTTCACAATTCTTTACCATGAATTCTTCGATTAGGATTTTGTTACGACCGTTGAATATGTTGTACCAAGTCTTTCCACCAGCAATTTCGTGCAGCTTATCGTATTTTGCAGTGGTGTTAGTTATTTGCTTATACTCTTTAGTGCAAATAAAAGCTTTGACAGCTTCGAATCTTTCAACACCCCACTTCTTCGCGGCTTCGACAACTATTGCATCCATTGGAGCAAAAACTTCGTCTAGCTTTTCCATAATGTGTTTTGTTGCGTTCATTTTAATCTCCTAGATTTCTTTGGAAAGGGTCATCCCTTTCCCCCCTCACTACAATACCATCTTCTCATATCGAGAGAAAACATACAAGAACTATTTTATTCTTGCCAACTTCTCTTCCAATTCCCGTATAACTTTGCGACTTTTATTAATTTTTGAAGATGCTGCGCTTTCTGTTCTGTGGGTTTTGATTTTAGTTTCGGCTTCTGAATTTTTGGTTGCTGGATGATGAGTTACTGTCTTGAATCCTTTACCAGTGCTATACAATTCAATAACTGTATTACTGATAGTAGTATGACTCTCAATAAACTTCATAATCAGTCTCCTAGAAAATGGTAATTCCTCAGTACAAGATTATCTTCTCATACTGAGGATACCGCGTCAAGCTTTATCGGATAAAGAATTTCTTCACAAAATCAAGCTTCATTCCATTAACGATTGTATCTCTCAACTCAACAGAAACCACGTCATCTGTATTAGTTTGAACGTGTTGTAGATAAGTATACATAACCCCATCACCAGAGAGTATAGAAGAACTTGTACGGCGCATATAGCTAATGTTATGACCGTTGCTCCCGCTTTTCAAAACCTCAACCAGAACGGTGTCAAACGCTTTAAACGACTTCCCATTTTTGTAGTTAATCTTCAACTCTTTTGCGTACTCTGATTGAAATACTATCATTTTTGGTTATCCTTTTCCTTTAAATAACTCATCGTCAATCACCACACAAAATTGTGTTTTAATTCTGTATTTTTGATTGTCAAATACAAGGCTATCATATTCTTCATCATTGGCATCGCCCTCTGCAATTAAATCAGCTAAGATTTTCATACAGGCTTCTTTGCTTTTAGCCCTGACAATTAACACCCCTTCAGTGGTAGAAAAGTAGCCATCGCTTTCAAAATCATCAGCAAAGTCTACGGCGTAGAATACACCAATCCGCAAAGCATCAGATGTTGATTCACTTTTTGAAGTTTCCTTTTCTACAAGAAGTTCAAGAGATTTTGATGATAGCCGAACTGGATTATGACCATTATAATAAAATGGCAAGTTATCAAGCAAAACATACACATCAGAACTAGAATTGTATCTCTGGATTGTACCTGTGCATCCCTCAACACCACACGTTGATGATACTTTAACTATTGCACCAACTTTTAAATCTTTGAAGTTCATATTATGTAATCCTCTTTGCGTTGTTCATGAACCAACCACGGCTCACGTTTGTAATTTCTTTAGCACACTCTTTCCAGTTAAGTTCGGATTCTTCGATCTCATCTTTGCTTTCTTTTAAAATATCAGTATTAACCCACTTCAAGAATTGTCCCATAGATTTCATATCAAATCCAGTGTTTATTTCTGTCATCGCTTGTTCAAATCGCTGAATTGTTGCAAACTTCTCTGCAAATTCTACTACGTAATGACTTACTTCAACTTTCGCACTTGCCGCAGAATTTGACTTGTTCACCCTATGTGCTTCTGTCTTAGCCTTGAACATTAAATTCTTATATGTTTCCCAATCATGGGTGTCTGGGTAGAATACCACACCTTCGCCAGCGGCTTCAACCCCAAATTGTTTTTGAATGTAAGGATCAACCGTTTCAAAATTTTCTACCATTGTGTTTACATAGGTTTCTACTTTTGCTAGGTGAACAAAGTTTCCGTTAAGACAAATGCTAATTTCTCCGATTTTCGGGATGATGTAGATGTCTGGGTGATCAACAATTCCCATATTCTCAAGACCAGATTTAATAAGATACTCTTCATGATCTATACGATCAAGTCTATCATCACTATAGATGCGACGGAGGCAAATTGGGAAAAATGCTTTCTTTCCGATTTTAGTCACTGCATCATTTTTCCCAATGCCTTGGCCAGCCCATTCACCGTAAAGAATCCATGTCATACCGTCAAAAACAAAATCTTTAAAATTTAGTTCAGAAACCCAACGAGCAAATCCAGCATTGTCGTTTTCGAGCGTCAAGACATTCTTACGGGATTGTGCGTAGACTATTCCACGAGCTTTGAAAACAATGCTTGCGTTTGTTCCGTGAAGCTTAGGCTTGGCAAAAAACATCCGTTCTGGTTCTGGGTAACGATGGGCTACCTTTACTTTATTGTGAAGAGACTCAACAGAGCCAAAGCTAAAAAGTTCCTGTTCCATAAAAAGTTCTTTTAGTTTTTTGATGATGAAGGGTTTTGATTATTTCGCTTTTTGGGACTCTACTGAGTCCCATTTTTTATTCGAATCGAGGATCGTTGCTTCGAAGCCCAATAACCAGTGCTTCAATCACTGCTACAACAATAGGGATACCAGTCCAACAAAACAAAAGATAGACGATACCAAGCCCTACATCACCAATATACATTCGATGAACTCCCAGCCCACCTAAAAACAAAGCCAAGAGAACGAAAGCTACTTTACTTTTCAGACCAGATTGACCCTTCACAGGATGACCACAGTGTGGACACACTTTTGTAGATTCACTGATTTCTTTAGAACAATTTGAACAAAACATAATTTAATTTCCTTTTCAATTTCAGGGTTTTATTTATTTCAAGGTAATCCTAATCTATTCTTACGTATCCGTCAATCTCTTTCACGCATTTTCTTTCTGCTATTTCACGCCCGACATCACCAGTAACTCTACACATTTTTCCATATTCGGCTATCAGTGCTACTTTTTCATCATACCATGAGTTCATTGTATATTGTAGCTCTTGATCTGTCATGTTTCGGATAATTTCTAGTGTTGGTTTGTTGCCTTTGCTCATCTAAAATTTTTCCTTATGATTTTTTCCATCTACCCCGATAAGTTCCATAACGTAAGACAAGCAACGTCATCAGAAATGTAGACGCCATTGTACCTTTCTATTTCAAAGTATCTAGATTGTAGATAATCAATCATTTTTTAGTATTTCAATTTCACAACATAAACCTAAGTGTATGTGTGTTTTTCTTCTTCAATGATACTTAATTTACTATTTTTGTCCATAATCAAAACAGTGTTTTTTGGGAAAATTGCGCGCAGACTTTCGTTTAGTCTTTCAATCTGCACCCTATTGATAGGTTCGGAACACCGATACACGATAATACTTTCTGGTGTAAGGTTCATCACTTCAATTTTTTCAAGATTAACTTGCATTATCGAATCCTCTTCATGTTATGTGGGATTCCCCCCGTACTACATAGTTGATTGTAGGCATAAACAGGTGTTTGAAAAAACCAGACAGATACAATTCTTGATCCCGATAATGTAACTTTATCATCAATTACTCTGTATAAATCCGCGTAATAATATTTTTTAAACATCTTCAAACCTCATAATTTGATTAGATAGTCTTTTTATTTCTATGTACTGATCATAAGTCTGGATTGTGTCAAACATAGCACCATACTTTTCAAACAACCTAGCCACAACCTTTCATGTTGTTGGTGTAAAACCCACAGGTAGCTAGTTCATAATCACTCTCAAGATATACCCATGAAAATTTTGAGCCTTGGTCTTTGATTCAAGCAATACAAAAAATGTATTTGGCGACCACGTAACCTGACATTCTTCGTGCAAAAGTCTAACTCGAATAGTTTTTTCTTTTTTTGACCAGTTAAGCGTATCATGACCAAAGAGAGTAATCAATCTAGATCGTTTAATTGCTTGCGGTGTGTATTTTTGTAACATAATATGATTTTCCCTTCTATATAACTCTTTATGATATCACCGTGACAAAACTTTGGCTTACAATGACAACCAAGAACTTTGCCTTTAAGTCCGTCAACTTTAGATTTAAAGTTATTATCAGTTTTTATCTTTTCAATGAAATAATATTTGAACTTTTCGATAACCTCTTCTCTGGTTCCATCCCTTCCAATAAAATAAGGATTTTGAAAAATGCTCGGTCTTCCAATATAGACATCATATCTGTCTTTTGATCTGTTCACTACTTTACAAGTATTTTCAAATAAAGACATTATTTAATTTCTTCAATCATTGGAGTGATTGAAATAACAAACTCTGTATCAATCTTTTTCACAACCAACAGGTATTTCTTTTCATACTCATCTTCAATACAGAATGAATGCGATAATTTTTTTAGTTTGTAATACACAGATTGTGAAATAAATTGACTATACTCACCAAATCCTTTTGCACTCATCGACCACGACCATTTCAAGTTCAAGTTGATATTGACTGGATCGGAAATATTCATCGTAATCGGTTGAATTGAAAATCTTTTATATATCATCTGTATTCCTTTTTTTAGGTCAACCTAGCTTACATGATGAAAATTTTTCTGTCAAGATATTTCTTTATTGATTAAAAAAGCCTCTTAGAGTGTTTCTAAGAGGCTTTTTTTTACCCTATGCGTTTAGTTGGGGTTATTTTTTAAGCCCAATACAAGATTATTAAGCAGTCTCATCTTCAATTCTATACTGTGTGCCTCTAGTGACCAAATAATAACTTGATCCATTGTTGGATTTTTTAGTAACGCTACTTTGTCCCCCAACTTAGCTGGTATTGTGCCAGCTAAGTCTTTAAACATTCTTTCTTGCATATTTTAATACCTTTTTTTAGAATCACTATCGGGGTCTGTTTCCAAAAAACCCCTAATACCATCATGCCTGTAAACTAAGCCGTTGCTGATCCAATGGTTTCCATTACCCGACTGGTCCATTATTAATTTAACCACATCCCCGTCTTTTGTAACTGGTATAGTTCCGGCTTTGTCCTTAAAAAGCCCCTCGGTTGTATTATAGTCTCTATAAAAAGTCAGAGATATTGGGCTTTTTTCTTTCATATTTTTATACAAAGTTATATTTTCTATTGGATTTGTTTCTGTCCTCGTAGGAACGTTTGCAAAATAATCTTTTTGTTCAATAAATAGATTCCCATCTTCTCCTTCTGTCACTTGACAATCAGGACAATATGTTAGTGCCTCTGCAACTCCGTAAGACCCATCTGGAGCACGTTGTTGTGTTGTGACTTGAACAACCACACCAGAACCAACATCCATCGCTTTCGTTGATTTCATCCAGCCTTCTTTTTCACTCGATGCTTTGCAAATAAGCCGAAATAGATCACCGTTGCCAAAAACAACGATATCCTTTACATTTTTTCTTGCTCCGTTTACGTCACTATTACCCAGTGTTTTATCCATTCATTTTTACCTCGCTGATTATTTAATAAATATTTGTCCGCTAAAAAAGAGTTTTCTTACAATATTATCTATAATTGTAGATAATGCAAAGCCATATATGAAAAAGTAAGCACTGTTTGTGTTCTTTTCAAATTCAAGAAAATAGTCAGTGATACTAACACCGACAAAAGCAAAAAATATCGTAAAGATAATTAGAGTTAATGCTTTCATTGTCTATTTTCTATAGTGAACATTGCACCATTTTCACAAAATACTTTTATACTATCAAATTCTTTAGCTTTGCTATCTACAGACACGCAGTAATCGTTTATATTTTTGAGTTTTTTAGAGCTTTCTTCATAATTTCTGTTTGTAAAAGCTTCACCAAATACCAACGAAAGACAACCAAATAAAAAACCTACTAAACCACCTATAATTCTATCAGTCATTTTACACACCAATTTTAAATTTTTAAAAAATATAAGAATTAATGGGGTCTATTGTTACTCACACCCAATCAAAATTAATAACGCATCGAAGGTTATCTTCTCGAAGTTTGAATATACCCCAATACTGCCCTGTACCTAATACAAAGGTATGTACATATAGGTCATCTTCCCCAACTACCATAAATCTAGTGGGGCTACCCTCATAACCTAATAAATCCCCTGCTCTAAATCTAGACTTATTTTCTGGTTTATGTTCTATATCAATCATCATTTTACACACCACTTGTCATATGAATTGTTCTTATCTGGCCAACCGTATTCTCCATCTGAGTCATGCCAGATTGACCACATCTCACAATACTGTATAGTCACATTCATTTCTTGACTTTTTTGAGTTTCTTTTGGTGCGAAAACTCCTATAATAACAATGGTAAGAGCAACCAAAAAAATAATCACTATGAGGGCATTTTCTTTGTTCATTCTAATTCTCCTGAGTTTAATGGTGGGCCTACCGTGATTCGAACACGAGTATAACGCATTATGAGTACGCTCCATTAGACCGCTATGGTATAGGCCCGATTTCTTTTTACTTTACATGTCTTCAAGTGAGCTAACAAGCCCGTCAAAATCCTCTGTTGGTCCTAATAGTTCTGCTACAGAATAAACGGCATCAATATCAATTTCAAGATTACCGGAAAAAAATTTGTAAATTGCTTTAATCATTGGTTTCTCCAAAAGTTTCTTGGTATTCTATAGTTTTTTCAATTTCTGAAATAATAATTTTTATACTGAGCAATTGGCGTTCTCTTACTGTTTTTGGGTATTCATCACATTTATAATTATCATCATCAACATGAGAAGATAGATTTGCAATTGATTCCCATAGCTGTTCAATAGATTGGGTGACTTTATTTCTGCGTTGTGATACCTTCATTATTCTTCTCCTGAGTATTTGCCAACATAACAGACGTTGTTTCTAACGTCTTGGCTGATATCACCATCTTTACACAGGCTATCAGTCCAGTCATTGAAAGACTCATTAAATGCGATACTATCATCTGCATCATAAGTTTCAAGAATCATTGGCGCGACTTCTTCATCAAAACGGGCTGAAAATTCGCGATCAATATAAGTTACGTTGCTCATAATATAGTTTCCTAATTCGAATTGATTGGTCAATCTCTCAGTACAAGAATATCTTCTCATACTGAAGTCTTAATTACAAGAGATTATTTTTCAAAATCTCTTCAAACATATCTTCAAGTTCGTTAACGGAGATTTCGGAATCACTTGCATGTGCGCTAATACCCATTAAGTCAATACAAAATACAAACTTTTCGCTATCCAGTTCATATTCTTTTGCGTTTTCGATTGTTGCTAGTTCTCTGATATCCATAATAAATCTCCTAGTTGCTTTGGTATTTCCTCAGTACAAAGCTATTATCTCATACTGAGGTCTAAATTACAACGGATTCTTTTCGAAATGTCTGTAAATACTGTCTCTAACTTCTGTGTCAGACATTCCATATTTCATAGCGTCACAAATGTCGTCAAAAGGTATCAAGAAAAATGCCTTTTCAATTTGTGTGTCTGTTGGTGGGAACTCTAAAAATTCATACAAAACGTCTGACAAACAATCTTTTCCTTCTTGTCCCAATCCGTCAAGCCAGTACAACCTTCTTACTGAATTTTCAAAATCGCTCATACCTTACCTGCCCAAATTTTACAATGTTCAGCATCGTCAAAAACACCAGAAATTATTCGATTGTTTGGATGAGTTTCTGGTGTCATAGTTTTTATTTGTTCAAGTTCCCAGTCCTCAAACACTACGGCCATTTTATTTTCTTCTGGGCTGTACCACTTGTCATCAATCTTTATCTTCATACTCTCACTTCTCCCATGGTCAGGTAAAGTTTAGTAGTGTCTTCGAAGAGTTCTTTAAGGTCTTCTGCAAAGACGTTGGTGAAGGTTTCTCGGACTGTGTAGGTGTGTCCACGAATCCAGCCAAACTCAAGATCATAAAGGTCGTTTTCGTTCAGAAGAACTTTGAAATAGTTGGCGGGTTTGGAATTGATGGTGGTTTTCATGTGCTTCATAGAAACACCGCCACATTTCTCTTTGTGAGTTACAATGTTCTTGGCACCGATCATGTACGTGCTGCGACCACCACCAAACTGCTCAATAATCGTTTTCGCTACTGCCATGTGTGTCATATGTAATCTCCGGTAGATATTTCTCAATTTCTACAGCCAGTATAAGGCATTGTGTATCTTGGGTCAAGCCCTATTTTTCTTTCTTGCAGCCTTCTTTTGCTTTCTTTTTTCTACCTTTTCTTTACTTGACATCTGAATTTTCTTGTTGTTGTGTTTCATTGTGCGTCGTTTATTTTGGTAAGCTACCCAAAACGGCTCTTTTTTGCTTGTTAAAGAGTCGTCTAAAATCCAGCTATCTATGGCTTCAAATCTTTCGGTAAATGCTATGTAAATTGGTTGCATGATAGTTATTTCCTATTTTGGCATTGGAAGCTTATCGTAAAAGATTCTTTCGCTGGTTTCAATATCAAACACACTGACCTTGACCTGTTCTGTCATACTAATGACCTTGGCTGTCCAGTGCGCCACCTCTTCAATCCCTGTAGAGCAATGACGTTCAGGAATTGAATTGTCTGACCAAAAGATGTGGATTACGTATCTCATGAGAATTCAGTAACGTTAAGTCTGCGATCAACAATATACGCAGGATCATAAATTTCTGCAACTGTTGAGATCAATGCGTCAAGGTTGTTGTTATAGTCAATAACCATGAAATCATTCATACCCATATCAACCACCAGCATATAAAGGTTGTCACCAACTTCAGGACAGGTAAATGCATTCTTTGCGGCTTCTTTGATTAGGTTTGTGGTGTAGGTGTTCATAAATGCAGTTCCTTTTGGGTAGGTATTTCTCAATTTCTACAGCCAGTGTAAAGGAAGTTGGGAAGGATTGCAAGCACTAAATTCTAGGCATTATTATCTCTTGATGGGTTAATGGTATAAAAGAGGTTAGGGCTTTGCCCGCCTTGATCCGTTTTAGAGAGAACACAATTTCGTCATCAAATTGCATTTTCAAAGGATCATTAATTCAATCAGTAACACATACTTCCGTTGGTTTAGATTTTTCAAGAAAACAACTTATCGGGGGATGATTTTAAAAGGAACACCCAGACCTCGGTAGGTCGGCTAACGACCATGAACTACAACTACACCATTCTAAACCCCGTTTCGGGTGATCTGAAATTTTCGCTGCTAAGACTGAAAATCCTCTAAACCACCTACCCCCACCATTAGGGCTTGTTTTTCTCTAATCGCTGCTGCTATTTGAGGCGTTGCACAGATCAACATATTTTATAGTGGCCCGCCCACTTAATTCTACCTTTACGAGTTCTATTTATAACGCAAAAACTAAAACCTCATCCTTTTTTGATTGAACTTTTCTATCATAAAACAGTAGTCGATAGGAAATCTCTATAACTACTTATTTTTCTGTTAAGCTTTTTAATTTAACACACCAAAAAATTCCTGTCAACAACCACGTTATAAATAGTCATGTGATCAAAATAGCTAGGAATCATCATGGCAGAAAACGTAGCTCCACCAAACAAACGCGGTAGATATCACCAAGGGATTTACAACATACAAAACCCTGATAAATATTTAGGTGATCCTAGAAAATGTGTTTTTCGCAGCGGCTGGGAAAAAAAAGTATTCAAAAAATTTGACCTCAATCCAAAAGTGGTAGCATGGGGTGCGGAAATTATAGAAATTCCTTACGTTTCCCCCAAAACTAACAGAATCCACCGATATTATCCAGATGTTTTTGTAGTGGCTGACAATAATGGTGAACGTGTTATTACTCTTATAGAAATTAAGCCTCTACGAGAAACACAATTACCAAAAGCAAAAGGAAAGAAAAAAGAACGATACTTGAACGAAGTCATTACTTATCACGTTAACAAAGCAAAATGGAAAGCAGCAACAGCCTATTGTAAAAATAAAGGTTGGGTATTTAAAATTATGACGGAGGTTGAAATCCAGCCATGAGTATATCATCAAGCATGTTTAAAAAGCTAGACAATAGCTTAGATAATGAAAATAGAAACAAGCGAGGTGCTTATAAAGTTCTCTCGTTTCCACAAGATATTGATATAAACGGTACAAGAAATATTATGTTTATAAATATCAACGTAGTTGAAGGCTCTAAATACGTTGGTAAAAAATATAAAATTGTTGATGATGATCTTCCTGTTTACCAACAATCAACATCAGGAAGTCTTGCGCGCAAAATGACGGGAACAACAAGACGAATTGATAAAAGCATTGCTTTGTATATTCCTAACAATGTGCAGACAGCATATGGTGCAGATTGGAATACAACCAATCTAGAGAGTGTTGGCAGCGTTTTTGATGCAGCTACTAGCATAGGCGACCTATCTGGAACACAGTCATGGAAATCAATGTGGGAAGCTGCAAAGACGCTTGCACCAGATGCTCTATTAAACACACTTGCGGGTGCGACACAAACACTAACAGGAATTAACACAAAAGACGCAAAGCAAGCATTTACTCGAAGTATTTCTAACCCCTATACAGAAGTTGTTTTTAACGGCGTCCAGAATAGATCGTTTAGTTTTACGTTTAAGTTTATTCCGAAATCAAAAGAAGAACAGAAAATAATAAAAGATATTATTGATTTGTTGAAATTCCATCGCGCACCAGAAATAAAGTACGGAAACGTTAATAATTATATGTTATTCCCTTCTGAGTTTGATATTTCTTTTTTAAACAAAGGAACAGAAAATGAATTTCTTTTTAAAGTCTCTACCTGTGCATTAACAAATATGAACGTGACTTATGGTGGTGACAACAACTTTTCAACTTACACAGATGGTTCACCATTTTTCACAGAACTTACGCTAGAATTTTTTGAGTTGGAAACGTTGCACAAAGAACGCCATACAGAAGGATTTTAAATGTCTTATTTTAAAAAATTTCCAATTATATCAAATTATTTAATGGCGGGTAATTCTTATACAGTAGTTGACGTTGCAAAACGATCTTTTTACATAAATTCTATATTTAAAAATCCTAGTTTTTACATTGAGTATGATGTAAAAGAAGGAGACACTCCTGTTATAATAGCGGATAAGCTTTATGACGACGCGGAGATGGCTTGGGTTATTCTTCACTTTAATGAAGTCGTGGATTATTACAGTGAATGGCCACTGGAACAAGAAGCTCTTGTTCAGTATGTTTTGAAGACATATGATGATCCTTATGCAAGACATCACAGCGTGAGTATTCAGACAGGAAATTTTGTTGGGGTTGATCATCCTGCTTACGACAGACTTGATGTTAACAACTATGATCATGAAACGGAAGTGAACGATGAAAAAAGAAGTATACGTTTAATCCGAACAGATTACATTGGTGATTATGTCAATATGCATGATGAGGAAGCTGAACGCCTATGAAGTACACACAGAATGGCTCCTATATTCTTAAAAAGCTAGAACTGCAATTTGATGATGGAGTTGCTTATAACTTAATTCCTTTGTTCATGGATGTTTCTATCTACGAATCAATGTTCAGCGTTGGTATGTCTGGAAACATTACAATTATGGATACAAATTCACTTTACAATGAAAACTTTTTAGGAAATGGAGAGCGTGTTGAAATTGTATTTGAAACAGCAGGAACCAAAAAAGAAATTTCGGTTAGTGGAATTGTTTATAAGTGTTCACCACCAGCGCGAATCAACGAACACACATCGGGGTTACTTTTAAATTTTTGCTCTGATGAAATTATTAACAATTCAAGAACACGAGTTACTAAATCATATAATGATGTTTGTTCGAATATTGTAAAACTTCTTCATGAAAAAATTTCAACTAAAAAGCTGTTAAGTATAGAAACAAAAGAAATTAATCATTTTGTGGGAGCTAATCAAAATCCAATTCAGGTTATTGCTAATTTGTCCCGCCGTTCTATGTCGGTCAATAATGAATCTGGTTACCTTTACTTTGAAAATAATCAACAGTTTTGTTATTTTCCTATTGAATACTTGTACAAACAAGAACCATTAGCACAATACAAATATAAGACAGCCAACATTTATGACAACGTTTTAAAAAAAGAAGAAGAATCATTTTCGTCTATTCAAGATTATTCTGTTATTGATGTTCCTGATTTTATGCAACAAATAGATGACGGTGTGCTGGGTTCAAGTAGCACAAATTTAAATTTGCTCGAAAAAAGATTTTACAAAAGCAAATACGACAATGTAAGTGAGTTTGATAAAAAAAATTCTTTAGCAAAAAGTGCAAATCTTAATAACGAGCTTGTAAATAATAGAAATACTGACAAGCTATATACTTATGTTGATGACTTTCAAAAACCTTTTCAGAATTTTAGGTTAAAAAACATCAATACAATTTTAAACACACAAAGATATGCGGCAAGAATAACCGTGTTTGGTGATACACACAATGTGTGTGGAAGTATTATTCTGTGTAATTTGCCAGTATGGGGTAAAGATGCCAACAAAGGAAAAATCCCAGACCCATTTTCTGGTAAATTTCTTGTAGCTGAAATAAAACACACATTAAAAAGAACTCAATATACACAAACTATGAAATTAGTTAAAGACGCATTTGAGGTTGGTAAATGATAGGAACGCCGTTTATTCCATTCTGGGGCTTTGTAGAAGACGTGAAAGACCCAGAAAAATTAGGTAGGGTTCGGGTCAGGGTTGTCAGTTATCACTCTGAGAACAAGTCTGAGCTACCCACAGCACAATTGAAATGGTTTATGTGTGTCGTTAATAATTCTGAATCACAAGAAGGGGTTGGTACGAATCCAAAATACAATATGGGTTCGATGGTGTTTGGTTATTTTATTGATCAGACATTACAAAACGGAATGATTATTGGTTCCTTGAACGGTATGCCTGATGGTGTGAATGACATCAATAAGCTTGCCAGAAATGAAGACATTGATCAGACCATTATTAAAGAAAAGCAAGACAACACAATAAAAGATGTTGGAATTGTTGGTGGTGGGTCATGGACAGAACCACAAACACCTTACAACACAACTTATCCTAATAACAAGGTAACTCAATCCAACAGTGGTCATGTGACTGAGTGTGACGATACTGAGGGCGCAGAACGGTTACATGTATACCATCGGTCAGGTTCTTTCTATGAACTGCATCCAGATGGCTCACAAGTGGTCAGGATCGTAAAAGATAACTACAGCATCACAGCAGGGGATAATTTTCTCTACGTAGATGGTGATATCAACATGAGTGTGAGTGGAAATCTCAATCAACATATTTCTGGTGATCACAATATTCAAGTGGATGGAAACAAAACAGAAGTAGTTCTTGGCGACTTAAAACAAAGCATTGGTAAATCCCTTACAAGTCTTGCAGGTGGTGGAATTGGTTTGGATGCTTCCACAATAGATTTCAACAGTGGAATAGCAAGCGCAAACGGCTCTATTCCTATTATTTTGCCAACCGAGTACAGTTTAGAATCAGCAGGCGCTGTTATAAAGAAAGCGGGTAGGTTTGCGGCATTAGACGAACCAGCAGAAATTGGTTCAACACCAGCAAATTTCCCAGAAGACACCACACCTTCTTCATTTGATGGAGCAGTTAAAAAAGAAGGCGTAGCACAAGGGCAACAAAAAACTGTAGAGATTTTGTTATGCTCTACAGATATCAGTTCTGGTACATCATCACAAAAATTAGAAGGTACAGAGTTTAGTATTGCTCAGTTATCAAGTGATGCAATATTTTCTCACACTATACGTGATCAAGCTGGTCTTACCAAGCAAGAAATAGTGTGTAATCTAGAAGCACTGGCTAATAACATTTTACAACCAGTGTTTGATGAATTTGGTAGTTTCCAAATAAACAGCGGATTTAGAATTGGTTCAGGTCGATCACAACATGAACTTGGTCAAGCCGTAGACATTCAACAAGATTCGTGGAGTTTTGAAAAAACCTTAGAGGTTGCTGAATGGATTGTTGATAATCTAAGTCCAGATCAAATTATAATTGAACACGGAAATGGAATTTGGTTGCATATTGCATATAATGGATCATCACAAACACAAAGAGGATCAGCATTAACTATGATTAATGGCAAATATGAACAGGGATTGAAAATCTATTATGTTTGAATATGAGTGGTCACACATAGCACAAATTGGAACAATTGGTTCTGGTGATTCTATTTCATTCACAATCTTTGTAGAGCGTATTGAAATTGATCCTATTACAGAATTGGAAACTAGAACCAAATTAGTTGTTTTCTATGAACCAGTTATAAATGAAGAACAAAGGCTTGAAGAGCTTCCAGAAACGGTTTCTGTTTATGATACTGGAACAGAAATCAATATATCGGGTGATGTTAACGCACAAGCTGACTTTATAGACATGGCTTATTCTGTTGATGGCGAATCAAGAACTGTTGATAATATATCTGATATTCCTTTTGGTGCTAAAGTTCATAAGTTAATACCTAGCAGCGAAGAGTATAAATACTATATGTGGAGAGTCTTTTCTAATGATGCCGAAGACGATAATCTTTTAGTTGAGAGAACTTTTACACTAGAAGTTACGATCAGATGGGATTCAGCTAACATTGCAATCAAAAAACTAGCAAGCGAGATACAATGACACAACCTGTAGCATTATTCGGTGGCTTGTGTTCTGGTCATCAAAGTTTTCCACCTAGACCAAACGCACAGGCGAGTTCTGATGTTTTTGTAAATGGGATCGGTGTGCAAAGGTTTGGTGATTCTTACAGTGGGCATTGTTCGCCAAAAGGTGAATGTCATGTTTCATCATTGTCAAGTGGTTCTTCATCTGTTTTTGTAAATGGTAAAGCCATGGGCAGAATCGGTGATTCCATCGGATGTGGTTCAGTGGTGGCAGAAGGTTCACAAAATGTTTTTTCAGGATAATAATAATGATTTTTAAAAACTCACGAAAAGACATAGACCTTTCTTTTACTGTTCATCCATTAACTGGTGATCTTGCAACTAAATCTGGTGTAGCTGCAATCAATCAGTCACTTCGAAACATTGTACTCACTAATTTTTACGAACGTGGCTATTTTGTAGAGTATGGAACGAACGTAAAATCTTCTTTGTTTGAAAATAATGTAGGTGATGTATTTTTGCAGGGTATGCGTCAGAATGTTATTCGATCTATTGAAAACTTTGAACCACAAGTTGATATTATTGAGGTTGAAGTTTTCACTCCGAACAACACACCCAATACAATCACCATAAATATTTTTTATTCTGTTATAAATACATTAGAAGAACAACAATTAAGCATTAATTTTTAAAAAAAGGTATATCATGGCTAACCAACTTAATGTTACATCTTTGGACACCGAAGACTTAAAGCAAAGTCTTATTAGGTTTGTTCAAGAAAAGCCTGAGTTCTCAGACATTGATTATGAAGGTTCGGCTATCAACACTATTGTTGATCTTTTAGTCTATAATACAAACATTACTTCATATCAAGCGAATATGATTGCAAACGAGTCTTTTTTAGACACGGCTCAAATTCGAAGAAACGTTGTATCACACGCACAAAAATTATCGTATGTTCCAAAATCAACAACAGCTTCACGACTTATTTGTGACATAGAGGTTATTCCTGTAGAAACAACCAACATTCCTACTTCTATTGTCATGGATGCAGGGACACAATTTATTGCATCAAGTGACAACGTTTCATTTACATTCATTAATAATGCATCTTATGTTCTTTCATATTCAAATATTTCTCAGTCTTACAAAGCATTTGACGTAGACTTATACCAAGGACAGCGTATTACAGAACGATACACCTATGCTAGTGAGCCTATTAATATTTCTAATACAAATGCTGACACATCAACAATGTTGATCAATATTAACTCTACGCCTTACATAAAGGCTACAAGCATTGATGAATTTAGTAATACATCATTAGTTTACTTTTTGGGGGAAAACCAGTACACACAACCTGTCATTGAGTTTGGTAAAAATATTCTAGGTCTTGAACCTTCTGATGGTGATATCGTTAACATAACCTATATTGCAACCGAACAAGATAATGCAAATGGACTAACTAACTTGGTTCCAGCATCAACAATATCTGGATACAGCAACATCGTACCCACAGTAACAACGGCTGCATATGGTGGATCAGAAAGAGAAGATATTGATACCATTCGTTTTCAAGCGCCAAAAATATATCAGGCACAGGATAGGGCATTAACAGATACAGATTATATTCCTATTTTAAAAACAAGATTTTCTTTTATTAAGTCTGCTATTGCGTGGGGTGGAGAAACAAACATTCCACCAGCTTATGGAACTGTTTTTATTTCTATCTTGAGTGATAGCGGTCAAATCACATCATCCGTTAAGCAACAAATGGTTTCTTTTCTTTCAACAAAGAATGTTGGTTCTGTAACACCTACTATTGTTGACCCTGTTGTTTTCAAAGCTAATTTAAGCATTATTTTTTCGTATGATAACAGACGCACTAACTTGAGTTTTTCTGGTCTTGTATCTGCTATTAGTGATGTGGTTGCACAATACAATGAAGAAATATCCGATTTTGGTTTGTTCCTAAATCCATCTGAATTAATTTCAAGAATTAAAATGGTTTCTGGCGTTACGAGTGTGGATATTACTAAACTGGTTTACAAAGATGTTGATGTTTTAAACTTTGAAAATCCTTTGTATTCAGTAGAGTTTAAAAATGAAATCGAGGCTGGTTCACTGACTATTGATGGATTTTCTGTAGCTAACAATTCAACAGAAACAAAAGTGTATGATGATCTGTTGGGTAATGTATTTTTGTCTTATGTAGATAGTTCATCTATAACCAGAGTTTCTAACATAGGTACAATTGATTACGAAACAGGCGAAGTTAAATTTGCTTTGAATATAATTGATGGAAGCTTAACTCTCAGAGTTTTTGTGCGTCCATTACAAGACAATTTTTACGTCAATCAGAGTCAGATTATTAGTATTGACCAAACAGATATCGAATTAATTCAAATCGCCACAAGAAGAATTTAATTTATGCCTAGTATAAAAGATAACATTTTATCACAAATACCCAACCATATCGTTGAGAGCTATCCAAGATTCTTAGACTTTATTAGTGCGTATTATGAGTGGTTGTCACAAGATGGAAATCCCTATGCAAGTATTCGGGATCACCTTGATTATATGTCTTTTGAAAAAACATTGGATTCTTATGTAGAACACATGAAAAACGAATATCTTAGTGATGTTCCTGATAATGTGTTGCTGGATAAAGAATTGTTTATCAAGTGGTCGAAATATTTTAACTTGGCTCGTGGTTCTCACGAGTCTTATAAGTTTTTGTTTAAAACATTATTCAATGAGCAAAATACAGAAATCTATGTACCAAAAGATAATATTCTAAAAACCAGTGACGGTGAATGGAACTCTGGTGAATCTTTAATTTACGTAACGTTCAATACTAATAATTTTGAGCAGTTTCAGTTTCAGTTAATAACTCAGACACGCCCTATCTATCAAGACATCGTGGAGGTTGCCACAGCTTCTGTACAGAGTGTTAAAACAAGATATGTAGGTCGATACGTGGTAACTGAATTAACCATCTCAGGGATCAGTGGGGAGTTTAAAGATGGGTTCCCGATTGAGACAGAACTTGGTGCTAGTGAATGGCTCATTCCTGTTGTCAACAATGTTGACATCACAGATTCAGGAAGTGGCCACCAAATCGGCCAAAGAATTCTTATTGATGGGATGAACATTAATGAAATTGTTAGGGTGGCTGACGTAGATGGTTCTTTTGACACAATAATAACATCGTTTTTTAACAAAAACGACTC